CGACCCCGGCTCAGCACCGGCGAGTGACACGCCGGTGACCATCGTCAGGACGATCGCCGCTCGAGCCATCCAGCGCATGCGTTCCACTGTAATCTGAATGTTGGATTGGTGGCGGCGGGTAGGATCGGACTATGCCATCGCTTTGAAAACAAATAACTTATTGAGTTTTATGGGAGCAGAATTATGACAAAAACGCCCGAAAAGCGCCACTCAAGTACGCTCCAAGTACACAAAAAAGGCGGGGTATCTCTACCCCACCTCCCTTGGATTCAGGACGTCATCCATTGGCGGATGAACCTTTGCCGTTCGCTCTCGCTGATGCGATAGGAGACGTATTTCCGCACCCGACGAGATGAGCTCGCCGGGAACCGGAACGCCCGAAGGACCCCTTTTTGAATCCAGCGGGCTACCGTGTCTCTGCTCACCGAAAACAACGCGGCAAATTCCTTCACCGAGTACCACTTCTCATCCCCTTGCGGAGACATGCTCACCGCACTCATTGGCTTTCACCTTTGAAATGCCTCTCCCTTTCGGGAGAACTGTGAGCTGATCGAACCTCGTCCCATCTCGGAGAGCCGGCCGATGTCCGACCCACCCTCAACCCAAACGGGCTGAGGGCTTATGGCAAACACCGTATCTCGACCCTCATAACTTTCGCAAGACAAAAATAGCAGCGTCTGCTATCATTCCACCCAACTTCCCCCGGTGGAACTACCCAGAATCGCCGCGAGTTCTCCGATATGCCTTTAAACACTTGTGTTTACTGGAAGCCGCCCATTCCCTCGTCTATCGACGGGCATCTTCTGCTCTCGTTCGTCTCTTCCGTTCCTCTCTCGACCTACCGGCTAGCGGCAGAAGATGCCCGTCGCTCGCGCTCGCCTTATCAGGTACGCCTCGCGGCTAGGAATGGGCGGCACTGATGCGGGGGAGATGGTTTGTTATCACGCTCATAGGCTTTAGCACTATTTTCTTTTCTTTCCTTTCTGGGATGATTATCCGAGCTCTCTACGATAATCCTAATCACTTACCAATGTGGCTGCGCTGGACTTGCGGGGCAGTGTTACCGCTTATAGCCATCTTCGCTATTTTTGTATTTAATTCTCACCGTATCTTTAAGGTTCCCCAATGGCGAGATCCCGCCACCATCTCCAATGAAGAATGGCGGAACTTTTTTCGAACACAAAAGCAAATCAGGGAACATACACGGCGATTTGAAAACTGGCAATGGCTTAAAGAACTCAAAAACTGGTTTTACGAATCTAACGTCACTGTCGACGCTTCGCTCAAACATTCCGTAAGCCAGATGAACACGTTCTGGAATTACCACGAAAAACAGTTCATTGAAGGGGAACTTGATCACGACCAGTTCCGGCTTGCCCTCCAGCATTTCCTATTCCCCGAATCAAAGCCACAACCTCCGCATCCACCATCGGAACCACCGAAAGCCGACCCTCCTCCTAAGGATGAACGCCCGTGGTGGTCGCCGCGCAAGAATACGCAGAGAGACCGCATTGACGTATGAGCGATTACTCTGACGAGCCCGAGACGCGGCTCCACTATTTATCGAGAAAATGGCGCTACATTGACGACGATGATCCTGCTGTCGTGCGCCAAACGCTCAACCTGTTTCTTGGCGAGTGGCGGGACACGGAAAAGATAAAGGCCGAGCGGAGGAAGAAGGCGGAGCGTGAAGAACGCGATGCCCAGCGGAAAGCGGAGTACGAGGCAGAGCATCCGACACCCAATTTCCTCCCTTCGGATGTAAGCCTTCCGATCCCCGACAGTATCAGGGATCAGCACATTTACGTCCCCGGTGGTACGCGAAGGGGCAAATCGAGCCTCTTTCTCCACATGATCAATAACGACATCGAGCGCGGGGAGGGTGTGGCCGTCCTCGACCCGAAGGGCACGCTCATACGGGACATCTGCTACCACCTTCCGCGTGAGCGCGTCGTCGATGGTGAACGAAGAAACATCTTGGACGATGTCATCTATCTCGACATCGACACCCCTGTATCCATCGATTTCATGGAGTGGACGAACCAGTCTGAATTCAAAAGCACCATCAACGACCTCGTGTTTCTCGTCACAAAAGGCGTTGACAACCTTCCGCGTGCCGAGCCGATTCTTAAGCGGGCCTTACGAAGCATCATGTCGATTCCCTATACGTCGTTTCTCGACGTCTATAGATTCTTCAGGTTTGAAGGAAGACGCAATGAAATTCAGAGCGCCCTCAAATCGGTAAACCCCGAGCTCTATGCGTCGTGGATACCCTTCCCGACCCCTGAAAAGTACGAGCCAATCCTTACGCGCATGGAAGCGTTCTATTGGGACCCCGTTTTCAAGGCAATCTTCGGGACGTCGCGCCCGAAATTGTCCATCTCCCGAGTGATGAACGAAAAGAAAATCCTCCTTGCAAACCTCGCTCCCCCCGGAGCCGACGACTCAAAGTTTTACGGAGGACTGTTGTTATCCCGCTTCCAGCAGGCTGCCATGCGGAGAGCGAACCTCCCGAAGAGCAAATGCAAGCCTTTTTACTTCTATGTCGATGAGTTCGAGTGCTTCCAAACCGGATCATTCGCCGACATTTTCTCGGTCGCCGGAGGGTATGGGCTCCGCATGACTATCGGAAACCAGTATCTCGGTCAAATCATTTCCTCCAATCTCGACGCGATTCTTGGGAACACGGGGACGTACATCATCTTTCAAATCGGCTCAAACGACAGCCACCGGTTTGCGAACAAGGTCAAACCCTACGACGCATCGCATCTCGAGAATCTGCAACCGCGCCAAGCGATGTTCAAGATCGGGAACGAGCCTCCTGTTTTTAAATGGACGAAGCCCGTGGAATTTCCAGACGAGGAAGGGGAAGAATACGCGGGAAAGGTCATGGAGAAGCTGAGGAAGATCACCATCGACCGTTACGGCCCCGATACAGACGACGCAGAAATCAGCACAATACTCAATTCACAGCATCCCCCTTTACATTCCACGGGAATTCCACAAGATAAAGGGGATGACATCTGGGAGCCGGAATCTAAAGATCACGGGGACGCGTGAGAAAGTCCTCCCGCTTTTTGCCGATTACTTCTGTCTACGTATCAAGGACGCGGCAATCCTCTTAGGCCTTGACCCCGAAAACCGCGCCGATTGCCGGAACCTCCAAGACATCTTCAAACGGTTGATGGCGCGAGGCATCCTTACGCGTCTCCCGAAAGACCTCAAATACTATCGCTGGTCAGCGCCGGCATACGTCTACGGCTTCACCGACAAGGGCGCACGCGAGTTCGGCGGCAAGACCTTCGACGAGCACTCCGAACGTACCCTCGACCACGAGCTCAAGATCACCGAGTTCCATATTGCGCTCATGCAGGCATTTCAAGAGCCGCGCTTCCGGATCAAATGGCATCAGGCGAACATCAAGCACGGCGTTTCACCGGACGCCCACTTCTCGATCACGGACACTTCCCTGCCGTCCGAAAAGAACACAGCAAACTATTTCCTTGAGATCGAACGTGCAAAGTACGGCAACATCAAGAACGGCGAGCCGAGCATCGTGCGCAAATTGGCCGCCTATTACGAGTACTACGACTCGAACGAATGTGCGAAGCAATGGGGTTTCAGGAAATTCCGCGTCATCACCGTAGTCCGCACCGCCGACAAGCAGTACAACCTGTGCGAGCGGCTTGCGGAGAAGCTCGCACACCGGATGTTCTGGATCACGACCGAGCCGCACGTGAAGGAAGGCGTCGGAAGGGAGATCTTCAGGACGCCAAAGGATTTTCAAAACACTGCATACTCATTCCTTTCGCCGTAATGCCTAGCTTCGTAATGAAATTCAATAAGCATCGGCTCCGGAAGAACAACGGCATTGTCGGAGTGATGTATGAGCTCTACCTCGACGGGCGATCGCTCGCCGAGATCGCGAAGATTTATGGGAAGACGCGGCAGGCGGTCTATGACGTTTTCCGCAGCCGCGGCTACAAGCTCCGTTCGAAGCCGCTCAGGGGCCTCACGATCATCGACGGCTATCGCTTCACCGAAATGAAGGGCGGCTATCTCCGCGGCACCGTAGGAAATCGTCGAATCCTCGCGCATCAGTATGTTTGGGAGAAGACGAACGGGCCTTTGCCGGAGGACACGGTGTTGCATTTCAAAGACGGCGATCCGCAACACGTCGCGATTGACAACCTTGAGGTCGTTCCGAAGCCGCAGATGGCCGCGAAGTTCAATCCGGAGAGGAAGGGATGCTGGGGCCGCGACGACGCGCCGAAGCGGTTGAGCCTCCGCGAGAAGGTGCGTCGCAAGCGCGAGGAACGGTGGAAGCGGGCCATGGCAATCGGTTAGCCTCGCCGCTCGACTTCCCGCGCCAATCACCCATAATTAAAACCAATCGCGACCCAAAACCGCGGGGCCGGAACTTCCGGCACTATCCGTCCCTCGCCGTCGTCTCGGGCTGTGATCCAGTCTTTGATGGCGGCGGCGACGGCGGCATAGGTTTGTCTGCTCCCCGGGGTAACGACGCGAATCGTGAAGAATTGCCCGGGAATGCCGGGGGGGAGACTATCTCTCTATTGAGAGTTCGATCGTGTAACGCTTCTCAAAAAGGTCTTCGACTTCGACTTTTACGGAATGCAGATGAAGTAGAGACGTGAACGCTTCAATCTCCACTTCTGCTCCCGAGTTAGGCTGAATTGGGAACGGAGTGTGATTGAACACCCTTGGCTTGTCTTTCTCATTAAACTTGACCTCATAGCGTTCACTGTCCATCGATGCCCAGTTGCCATTTTCGTCTTTCGTCCAGAACCGATAATCACGTATCGCATTCGCCCGGGTGCTAACGTTGTAGACCTCGATAATCGCCGCGAACCCTATTTCATTTCGATTTGTCGTCCTATTGACCGCTCCCCATTGTCCCTTCCGCGCTTTCAAGACCAGCTTGGGCCGTCTATCTTTCAGCGAAACCCACAGAGCGACGAGAGACAGAATCGTCGGAATTAGGAACTTCTCGGCTTCCCATCGCGGAGCACTCTTCCACCACGTTTGCAACCATTGCCAGAGCATAGTCAGTGATTCTACAGTGCAGAACTCATCCTCACCTTTTACAGATTTATTAAACACCGCATAATGACGACTCTCCATATTATTGTCCTCAGAGCATGAACACCCCCCTCGGCATCGACTACATCAGCCAGCAAGATTTTTCGCTCGACACGTCCCGACATTGCAATATCGTCGGCATGTCGGGGATGGGCAAATCCACGCTGCTCCTCAATCTCTTCATCGACCACATCCGCCAAGGGAACGGCGGCATTTTCATTGATCCGCATGGCGACACGGCCGATGCTATCGCGCGCCTCATTCCCAAGAGCCGAATGCGCGATTTCATCTGGATCGACCCGGACGCTTCGCTTGTGCCCCCTTTCAATCCCCTCCATTTCGGTAGCCCCGAGGAACTCGAACTCGGGAAGGAATCCCTCTTCACCCTTTTCAAATCGCTCGCCGGCAGCGCGTGGGGCGACGAATCGGCGCGCGTCATTATCAATGCGATCGACGCCGTCTGCGAATACTTCGACCATCCGACGCCGGTCCACATCTTCCGCTTCATTGCGGACGACACGTTCCGCGAGAAGGTCCTCGCGGCGACCGCAAATCCCCTGCTGCGGATGTTCAAGGAACAATACGACGAGAAGCTCCGCGACTCCGAGCAGATGAGCAAATTCTCGCCGCCGATCAACAAGGTGAGCAAGCTCCTCCGCCCGTCGATCCTTCCCATCATCGCGCAGACGCGGTCGCTCGACTTTCTTCAGATCATGAACACAAGGAAGATCGTTGTGTGCCGTTTCTCAAAAGGCCGGCTCGGCGAGGAGATTGCCCAGATCCTCGGGTCGCTCGTCGTCTCCATGATCTCGATCGCGGCTTTGAAGCGCGAGAAGCAGAAGAAGCGTCCCCCTTTCATGCTCGTCGCGGATGAGGTCCACAATTTCACGCACGGCGGCCGGTTCGGGACGCTCCTTGCCGAATCCCGCAAATACGGCATCACCCTCGTCCTCGCCTCGCAGGGAATGTACCAGCTCCCCTTCGCCGCAGACATCTTTGCGAACTGCCCCACGCAGATCGTTTTCAACGTGTCCGGCGAGGACGCGAAGGCGATCGAGGAGAATTGGAATGAGCAGTACGTCACGTCGTCCGCGATCACGGGCCTCCACCGCTACACGTTCTTCTGCCGCACCTTCGGCGAGAACGGCCCCACGGCGAAACGGATCATCGGTTATCCCAATATCGACAAGCGCGGCGATGAGGCCAACGCGACGAAGCTCATAAAGCAAAGTCTGATGCGCTACGGCTCCCGCCGGAAAGAAGTCGAGACAAAGATCATGAAATTCCTCGCCTCATAGCGTGCGGTTTGTGCGGAATGTGCGGCTGTACCTCTGTGCTTAATGCGCGCACAATCGGATTCGTGATGTGGCTCCAGACATTGCAAGACATCCCTTTGGGAATCACGGATGCCAACGCTCTTGAGCGATCGGGCAGACGCGAGGCCGCGAGCCAACGCTTGCGCCGTCACGTGATGTCGGTGCGCATTATCGCGAATGGGGCAGGGAAAAGACAACAAATAATCACCAAATCCATGAATCAAACTTCAAACCTTTCGTTGGCGAATCGGAAACAGCTCACCGATCTTCTTGCAGACAAGTACGAGGGCCTTCGTTATAAAGCGAAGCAGCGATACAACCAGCAGGCCGAGATTCTCCGGCGGCAGTTCATCAACGAATATGCCAAGAAGGAAGAAGCCGGTACGTTGCTGAAAGACATCACCACGCTCCAAGCGCAACTCGACTCGAAGCAGGCGCTACTTCGAGTCAAGGGCCTTGAAGTGCGTGCAGGTGCCTTCCAGCTTCATTCCGACGCTCCCGACTCGGTAGACGAATTGCTGGACAAGCAGGTCGAGGAGAAAATCGGCACGCGCGGCGACATCGACACTCGCTTTGACGACGCCCAAGTCAGGATGATGACGATCGGCACGCTCGAAGAGGCGCGCAAACTGATTGAAACACTGATGAACGTTTAGGAAATTAACTAACCCTTTTCCCTGCCCACCACGCTTAAAGGAGATTCGAATGAACGCCATTGAGCACGCAGAGAACCTTCGGCAGCAGGCGATCGCGATCCTCGTGAAGGAACGCGACGAGATCGACGCCCGGCTCGCCCAGCTCGGCCACGGGCAAGAAAAAGCCCCAACCGGCAAGCGGCGGGGCAGAAAACCTAAGATTCAAGAGGCAGGCCAGCAGCTACCCGCTTCCCATTCCGAAACGAGAGAACAAGCCGCGATTTGACCGCATTGCGGACCCGGTGGAGGTATTGCTCATCGTCCTCCTGATCCCCGCGCGCGATCATTTCATCGAACCAGCGGTCCACGTCCTGCATGTAGCCCTTTGTGTCCACCTTGACGCTACCGCTCGGACTGGTATGGTCTGAAGAGTTCTTTTGGGATTTCCCTATGCGGGACTTCTCAGATGCCCGGTGCTCGATATGAGTGCCGGGCTTTTGCGTCTCAGGAACGTGAAACCATTCGGAGAGCCTCTTCGCGGCGTCATGCTGTGAGCAGTTTTCCATGAGCGCCACAAAATTGATGACATCACCTCCCTTTCCGCCGGCTTTCTCATTGCAGGATCCGGACCAGCACTTCCAGAAGTTGCCTTCGAGGTTGATGTTGAAATTCTTGTCCCGATCCCCTTGCTTATGGGTCGGGAGCGGGCACTTCGCTTTGGCGTACTTCCCTCCGAACGTGAGCGGCACGCCATAGCGCAGGCACACGTCCGTAATCCGAATTTCCTTGATGCGCTGAAAGTCGAGCATATCGCTCCTCCAAAGACCGGACGCGCGGCCTATTTCGGTTCGCCTTTGTCCTGTTCCCGGATGTTCAGCTTCAGAAGCGGAAGCATGTAGAGCTTGAGGTTGAGCGAGCCGTCACTATTTTTGAAGGCCACGCCAACTTCGTGCCAATATTTGCGGTCGCCACCGTTGTCTTCAATGGCAAATACCTTGAGTGGCTTATCGGGCATATTTGTCCCTCCAAAGGACTTCCTTAAGCATGGGTTACCCTCGCCAGATTGCAAGGTGGGGATAACCCCTTGCGGTTACGCGACAATCCGCTTTACTTAAGCCAATGGCATCACTCAGCTACTACGTGCGGAAGTTCGGCAAACGCGAAGGGAGGAAGCGGTACAACGAATTTCACAGGGGCTACAAGCAGGCGAACCGGGAACGGATTAACTCGGCGCGCAGGGCGGCGCGGAGGGCCCATAAACCAAGGGCCATATGAACCCTCAAAGTTATCCCCAGTTTGGGTTACGCGTCCTTGACGTAACCCTCCAGTGCGCTATTGTTAAGGCATGGTTGATAGGCGGTTCGGGGCGATCACCTCACCCGATTCCTCCGACGCAAGGGACCCAACCTCCGCCGCCTGTCCCTGTTCTCTTACGCGGTTCGTTCTTTGAATGCTATGAGTGAGTCAGACCGATGGGCTAATGCACGTAGGCGTCGGTCGTCTGTTTCGACGGACAACAATCTGCAGGTTGTGCCGAGGTGCAGGGGTTCGAGTCCCCACCGCTCATAGCTCTCAAAGCGCGAATCTAAAGGTCGCAAACTAACCAACCCCATCCCAATCCATGATTGACCACAATATCCTTTGGAGCCGAGCCATCGGCTTCGACGGTCGCATCGTGAAGGAGCCGACCGTGTTCGGGGCGGCGCTCATCGGCCTCGCATTCTTCGCCGGCCTTGCGCTCCTCATTTTCTTGTTTGCGTTTTTGTAAGAAACCCGTGCATCGAACGGGGAATCGAGGAGTGGGAAGCGGATTACCGCACAGGTTGCCGCCCCGACTACAACCCTTAAGGGTTCCCCGTTCAATCCAAAACAAACCTAAGCAATTAATCCATGAAGTTCGAAATAAAGCACCGCTTGAATGGAGAAATCCTATTCAAAATAGAAACCGATAGTTGGAAGCTCGCGGTAGAGGCCGCGATAAAGGCAAAAGCCAACCTCCGCTCCGCCAACCTCAGCTCCGCCAACCTCAGCTCCGCCAACCTCAGCTCCGCCAACCTCAGCTCCGCCAACCTCAGCTCCGCCAACCTCAGCTTCGCCAACCTCAGCTCCGCCAACCTCAGCTCCGCCAACCTCAGCTTCGCCAACCTCAGCTCCGCCAACCTCAGCTTCGCCAACCTCAGCTCCGCCAACCTCCGCTTCGCCAAGAACATTCCGCAGTCTTATATCAACATCTGCTCACGGGACATGCTTTTTGTCTTTGAGCATTTGAAATCGGAGCTTCCCTTTCTTCGTAAGGCGCTCATAGACGGAAAAGTGAATGGGACTCAGTACGCGGGCGATTGTGCGTGCCTCATCGGGACGCTCGCAAAAGCGAAGAACATAACCACGCCAGACGACATCGAAAAGAAGATTTGCCCGCTTATTCCCTTCTACGACATGGGGCTTCACAATCCCGGCGAGCAGTGGTTCTGGCAAATCAGGGAAGGCGACACGCCCGACAAGAGCTTTTTTGCAAAGCACGCTGTAGAGCTAATTGATTCGGTCCTGAAAACGGCGACCGTCGTAAGGAAGCCGCGCAAACCAACGAAGAAATAACCATCACCGCATCCATGAAAGATCACATTCTTGTTTACGAAGATGAAAACGCGACGCATTGCTTCATTGTTGGCACGGGCGATCCGGTTGCCGCGGAAAAGGCGTTGCGTGCGGAGGAGAACGTGTGGTTCGGTGAAGATGAGAGCAAATGGGCCGGCGAGATCGAAAAGCGTCTCCCATTTGACAACTTTTTCCCAACGACATTCCTCATCCGTGGCGAGTGCATGACTTGGGAAGACGGGCCTGAGATGCAGCCGGGAAGAGGTCGAATTGCCAAGCGACCCGGGTTTATCGCGCCGCTTGATTAACCCACCACATCCATGAAAAACAAGTACGAGGACTTCTGCTACGTGTGCGGCGAAGTCGTCCCGGAGGAGAAAGGCGTAGCGGAGCAGCGTGCGCGAAGTCCCGGCGATCCGGGCTGGGGCGCAACCCGCTGGGTCACTCGCCACACCACATGCAAGCCGCAGGAAGAAAGCCATGACAGCAGCCGTTCGTCGAAGGACGGCGCAAGCAAAAACTAACCAACACATTAATGCCAATAGAAATCAGGAAAGCCGAGCGCGTGAAGTCAAAACTGCGCTTGGGATTAGCGGGTCCGTCGGGATCGGGAAAGACGATGAGCGCATTGAAGGTCGCAAAAGGCATCGGCGGCACGGTCTGCCTCATCGACACGGAGCGCGGTTCGGGCGACCTCTACGCCAATCTCTACGACTACAGCGTCATCAGCCTTGAGCCGCCGTTCAAGCCGGACCTCCTCATCGACGCGATCCACGCGGCGGAGAAGGCAGGCTTCAGCGTCATCATCATCGATTCCCTCTCGCATTTCTGGAGCGACGAGGGCGGCATCCTCGATCAGGCGGACAAAATGCAGAACAGCGGCAAGAACCGGTTCACCCTCTGGGCCGACCTCACGCCGCAGCATCGCCGGCTCGTGAACGCGCTCTTGAACAGCCCGCGGCACATCATCGGCACGATGCGCAGCAAGCAGGAATACGCGATGGAGACCGACGACAAGGGAAAGGCGAGCGTGAAGAAGCTCGGCCTTGCGCCGGTGCAGCGGGAAGGGATGGAGTACGAGTTCACCGTGTTCTTCGACGTATCGCAGGACCACTATGCGAAGGCGACGAAGGACCGCACGAACATGTTCGGCAACGAGGTATTCATCATGGACGAGCAGACGGGCGCCCGCCTGTCGAAGTGGCTTGAGGAAGGCCGGGCGGACACCGGCGCCTTGAAGCGCGAGATCATGGGCCAGTTTGAGCGGCTTGAGATCCCCGTCCCGGCCGACAAGGCCGAGACACGGCAGTTCCTTTCGATCGCGGTCAAGAAGCTCACGGGCATCGAGCTTGCGGACGATAAGCTGCAGGCGATCGTGGATGCTCTCGTCGCGATCGAGGACAAGAAGGCTGCGTACAAGACGGTGTTCGAGGGCGAGAAGGTCGCTACGCCCAAAGCCGCATAACGCCACCATGAACAGAGAAATCAAATTCCGAGTGTGGTGGGTGAACGACGGGAAGATGGAGTCTTGGCAAGACATGCTCGAATGGAGTCGGATGAGCGTCTATTTCACGCCCGACGGTGAGTTCCCTCACGTCCTCATGCAGTTCACCGGCCTCAAGGACAAGAACTGGAAGGAGATTTACGAAGGGGATGTAATTCGATACCACGACTACGCAGGCGACGATGAGGAGATTCTTGTTGAGGACTTGGCGTCGCTTTTCGAGAAGAAAGGTCTTCGCGAAGGCGAATACGCAGAGGATTGGTCGAGCGAGAATCTCGAAGTCATCGGCAACATCTACGAGAACCCCGAGCTGCTCAAAACAAACTAAGCACCACCACTTTGAACTACAACAAAGCAATCGTCGCGGGCCGCGTCTCACAGGCCCCCGATCTCCGCAGCACATCGAGCGGCCAGCCGGTCGCCACGATGGGCGTCGCAACCAACCGTATCTGGGTAGACCATGACGGAACGAAGCACGAAGAAGCGCAATTCCACACCGTCGTCATCTGGGGCAAACTCGCCGAAACGTCGGCGGCGTTCCTCACGAAGGGCACGACGGTCCTCGTCGAAGGGCGGATCGAAACGCGGAGCTGGGAGGATAAGGACGGCAACACCCGGAAGGTCACCGAGATCATCGCCGAGAACATCCAGTTCGGCGCCCGTCCGGCCACCAGCGCGCCAGCGGCAGCGAAGCCTTCCGCCCCGAAGGCCGCGGCCGTGCCTTCTACGGAGGACCTGCCGGTCATTAACCTCGACGGCGACGAAGAGGACACCGGCAGATCGTTCACGTCGGCATTCGCTGATGACGCAAAGGTCGAAGACGAAGACGTTCCGTTCTAGCGGACATGGGACGCCCGAGAAAACAAATACGGACTCGGTGTTGCCGGCTTCATCGTGAGGGGAAGTATCAGTCAGAAGGGTGCGTAGTTGCTGGAGAGCGAGTTGATTGCTGCGATTTTCATCGCCAAGGAAAATATCTGCACCTTCCGTGTGAGAGAGTCATTGCGACAAAAGAACGCATTAAGCGGCAAACTCGTATCCTCCGCATGCGTGCTCTGCAGGTCATCGCGGAGTCCGGTCCAGTCCAGTGTTCCTATTGCGGGTGCGCAGATCCAGATCTGCTTGAGATCAACCATAAGAATGGAGGGGGAAATCAGGAAGCGCGTCGGTACTACCAAACGCGTGGCGCGATAGGGTTTTACAGCGACATCGTGAATGGGAAGAGAGGTCATGAGGATTTGGAGATAGCATGCAAAGTGTGCAACATCGCGCATTACGCGAGGTTGCGGAAGGGCCGAATCTGCTATCACGTAACATGGCTACCAGAAGTCACAAATGAAACATCAGGGGACGCCGCGTGAATAGCGTAGCGGGGTAATAGCGCGGAGCCTGTTTGGTTAGTTCAGGCTTTCATGGCGTCCCTCCCCGCGGTTGGCGTCTCTCAGTTGGCTCGCGAGCGAGTTCCAGCAGGTGTCGTATTGCCCTGAAGGCCTCGACACCGACAAATACGATGAACACTGCGGTCGTGCAGATTTCGACCGCGTACAGTTTCACCAGAGCGAAATCTTGCAAGTGGTCGAATCGGGCCGCCATGCTTCTCCTCAGTTCAATGGCTCATCCATACGAGAGCCGCTACTCATGAATACTATTTATTTTGTATCCCCCGAACTGTGTATCGCCAATCACTCTTTTGGGTGAGAAAACGCACCGCCGTAACTCTAACGAACCCATGATCCAAGAAACATCCCTCTGGGCCTACAACCTCGCCACACAGAATCTCGGCAAGAAGCAGAAGGAAGTGCTCGACATGCTCAGGTACTTCCCGAACGCGACGAACGCGGAGCTCGCGGCGAAGATGAATTGGCCGGTGAACCGGATCACGCCGCGGATCCTTGAACTGCGGAAGATGGAGCTCGTGCTCGACACCGGCAGGCGGATATGCAAGGTCACGGGCTCGACTGCGCATGCGTGGAAGGCGAAGCATCCGGTGTTGCCGGAGGCGTTCCCGGCGCCTGAGCCGCTTCGAGGCGGTCTTTTTTAGGCCGATGGCGTCAATGCTTGCAGGTGGCGACAATCCCGAGGAAGGGAAGCCACGCCGACAAGCCCGCTACGAGTGACAGAGATACGAGCTGGGGTAGAAAAGTCCACCATCCCCACCGACCATCTACAGGATGCTCCCACACTGGGTGTTCATTGTTCCACCCCAAAGATTCGCAGACCCTTTTATTGATTTCGTCCAACGCTGCGCGATCACGGCCATTCCGGTCTTGTAGATCCTTCAACCAGCTGATGCAGCAGCCAGCGAACGTCGCGATCGCGACAACCCATATCCACCGATGCCACCCCATAACGAAATTGCCATATGCGAGCTGTGCCGCATCCGTAGCCAAAAAAAGGCCGATGATTCCAAAGAATATCTTCCATTCATGATCACGTCGCGTATTGAAGAGCGTCATTCTTCGATCATGAAGAAATTGCAAACGTGCGAGCTCGTCCTCATCGCTAAGTGGCTTCATGGGATTCTCCAGACAGCTGTGTTTGGGGAAGAGAAATCATAACGCCTTCGTTGTATGCCCCGCAAATCATTCTTCCAGGAACTCAGATCCCGCTATTACACGGCCGCGTGCCGGGAAGGCCGCCATCCGGAGTGCGACGGCGAGGTGATCGTGGGCGATCCCACCGCGTGGCCGGCGAAGCGTAAGAACTGCAGTTGCGATTGCCATCTCACGCCGGTCGAGCGCCTGAGAAAGGAGCGGCTGAGGAAAGAACAAAGATTCACGCGCGAATGACGTATCTCCAGCGCCGATTCCCAAAAGGCCATCAGCATCGGTATTTCGTGGACACCGAGACAAACGACGCGGTGTGTTTGTGCGGAAAGGTGAGGGGATCGACAAAGGCCGCGCCGGGCAAATATCATGCGCTCCGGACCGAATACAACGGCATCTATTACGATTCCAAATTCGAAGCGCAAACCGCAATGAGCTTGGACTGGCGCCTGAAGGCGAAGGAGATCAAAGGATGGGCGCGGCAGTTCATGATCGAGATCCGGGCGCCGGCCATGAAGCCCTACAGCGGCGACCTCGTCCTCCGGCACAAGGTGGACTTCCGGATTGAGCACAACGACGGGAGTTTCGAACTTTTGGAGTGCAAGGGCTTCGAAACGCGTGACTGGAGGATCACGAAGAAGCTGATCGAGGAGCTATGGCTTCCGGAGCATCTCGATCACGTTTATACGGTCGCCAAATGATTGAATCTCACGAAAGCGTACCCGCTTTCTTAACGATTTGCTCAGTCAAATCCTCTTTCTCCCGCATCCACGCATTGAGATCATACGTCTGTTGCAAATCATTCATAGCGGCTTCCCATCGGGTTAGAAGATTCATTTCTTTCACGTCGCCCGCAATGAAAAGGCGATCCGCTAGGACAGTCGAGCATTTCGCAAGTAGCTGGGATTTTCCTATTTGCATTTCCGGCGATTGAGCGTGGAAGACATAGGTCGGATATGCGGCGAACACCTCGGCAACGGTGGTTAACAATTCCCGAAATTCGTCGTAGCGCCTGTCTCTAAACCACTGCTCACGTTGCCAACGACGAGTTAACAGATAGGTGAGAACGGAACCGATGACAACCCCGCCGAGCGTGAAGAACCCCGAAGCCATAAACTCTCCTGTGGATTGACTAACCCCGCCAATATCCTACACTTTTAAGTAATCCCACCCATCCCATGAGCGCCAAGAAGTTCAAGGCATCCCTGCGTCTCCTCACGGTTTTGGTGCTTTCTGTAGCCGCGGCAACGATCATCGTCGAGATCATAAAAATAGCCACAAAATAAATGCTCAGATTCATCGCAAAGCGGTATGCGAAGGCGCAATACCGATTCAGACAGGAAGTGGAAGCGGCCACGAACGACCTGAACGCCGGCCTTGCGACGAGACTTGCCAAGGAAAAGCGCGATCTCGTCTCAGGCCTCAATGCCGAAGCGGACGCAATGGACGCCCGGATCAAGGAAGTGGGCGAGCTGGAGGAGAAGGGCTTTTATTCGTGTGAGAACGGCCACGAGAGCACAATCGGCGACCTCAAAGGCTCGGACCAGTGGGTCTGCTCGATCTGCCACGAACCCGCGAAATTCATCAAGCGGGACCAGATGACCGGACAGGAGAAATACGAATCCGACAAGGAGCGCGGCGAGGCCGAGGACATCGCGAAGCAGAAACGCGATCAGGCGAAAGCTGAGGAAGATAACGCGGCCCAGAGCGAGAAGGCCGCGAAGTATTTCCAAGCGCTCGCCACGAATACCCGCAACACGGCTGAAAAGATCAGGAAACTGTAAAAGGTCGAGAAACCACAATCATCACGACAATGGCAGATTACGAAGCAGCGGCCGAAGGCGGCATCAAGGAAAAGGGAACTGCGGCGCCGGCGGAACAGTCCGCAACGGCAGCTCAGGCCGAAGAAGCGGAGAAGACCGAAGGCGGTCAGGAAGGCACGGCCGAAGGTTCCGAAGCGGAGAACACCGGAGACGAGTCCGGCGACGAGGGCTCCAAAGCCGAAGAGGAATCGTCCGACAAGGAGAAATCCGAGGACGGCGAGGAATCGGACGGCGAAGAAGCGTCGGAATAGCGATCAGGCCGGGAACGCGCACCCGTAGCTTCCCGGCCGCTTTGAATACATGAAGACCATCACTGAGCGCCAAACATTCCCGGAGCATTGGAGCAAGAAGCGTATCGCGCGGTACAGGCGTCGATTTGAGAAACGGCTCGCGAAGCAGCAGAAGAAATGATCGACCATTACACCATAAAATTCGGCCCGGCAGTGAGCCAGAAGGAGCTTGAGAAGGCGCTGAACGAAGCAAAGCATCCGGACGAGTTGAAAAAGTTCCGGCATGTAAAAGTCCGCATCCAGTTCATTGGAGACATCGAAGATTTGCAGAAGATGTCTCAACATTTAAGAGAATTGGCGCACCCGACACATCCCTGAGAGTTACCCTGCTCAGTCAGCCTTTGCGATATATAGCGGCGTTGCGAGGATCACATTCCACACCTTCGGCTTTCCTGCTACGGTCTGCCGGTTTGTAACGAGTCGCTTCGCCAAGAATTCAAAGTTTTCATATGGAGTCTTCGGGCCATCGATTTCTAGGTTCACGACAGGCCATAATGCGTCCTCTTCCTCATCCTGCGGCACACCCTCGTCTCTAAGAATGTGAGGGAGACTGTGTATGAGTATTAGAGTATTCGAGTTGCTCATCCAGCATTTGTCCCCCGCGGGCCGCGAGCCAATAACGTGAATCGCAGAGCCGCCTAACCCGATGATGGTTGTTTGTGTATGCCCTGAGAGGTAGATCAAATCCGAGGAAACTTTCGGGTTCGTAGACATGAATCGCATCGGTAGCATGTCGTCGATGTATTCATCGGGCTCATCCACCGTGCCAACGTTCCCGTATTCGCGGATGTGTTGAACTACAGCTTCTAATCGCGCGATGCGATCAGCGCCTTCGTCCCGCTCAACAGTTCTCTTTGCGGTAAAAATCTTCATGTCGATGCCGAACTGTGTCGCAACCTTCCTCTTCGCGTCCTCAGAGATCTGAGGCAGCAGCATGTCAACTTTGGCATCAGAGATGTAAAGGTAATATTTCATTCCGTCACGACACATTATAGCGATCGCCATTGCGGATTTTGGCCACATTGCTAGGATGAGGGAAACCCCCACAAACCCTCATGCCCGCCATCGCGAAGGAAAGGCAGCAGTACCACCTTTCCAAAGTCCGCTCCCTCATCGCGGAGAACCACCAGATCACCTTCGAAGAGATCGTCGAGCAGCTTGACCGCCGCTTCGGCTTGAAGTTCGACCGCGACTACGTCACGAAGCTCGCGAAGAAGATATTTGTCGAGCGCACCAAGCGCGCTGACCGGCTGACGCTCAACTATGCGTTGGCCGCTTTTGACGATGCAATGAACGCAGTGGTTCAGAAAGCGTGGGAGATTGCGAATGCCGACTACGTGAACCCTCAGGCCCGCGTCATGGCCCTCCGCGAGATCCGCGAGGCCCACAGCGCCGTCTTCGAGAAGCTCTTCGACGCCGGCGTCTTCGAGCGCAAGCTCGGCACCCTCGACGCCACGATCCGTAATACCCCGCTCCCCGAGGAACGAAAGCAGGCGATCCGCGTCGCCTTCGAGAACTGGGGCCTATTAGAAGCCCCGAAGGAGGATGTCCCACCCGCAAACACTCCAACAGCTTGACCCGTTCGATAACTTCGAGGCCCGCAAAGAGAGCAGAAAACACCTGCTCGGCTTTTCGCTGATCTACCTCACCGGCTACTTCACCGATCCTCCCGCAACCTTCCACGCACAGCTTGTCCACACACTTGAAGACGAGCATGAGCGCCGGGTCCTCATTCTCGGCTTCCGCGGCTCTGGCAAAAGCACGTTCGGCTCATTGGCCCTTCCCCTCTGGGCCGCGCTCGAATACCCCGAGAAATACCCCTTCATCATCCTCATCGCCGATTCGTCGCGGCAGGCGACCTTAAACATCTCGGCCATAAAGCACGAGCTTGAGACGAACACCCTCATCAAGCAGGACTACGGCGAGATCAAAGGGAACGTCATCGAGGACTTCAGCCTTCAGGGCGAAGGCGAGGAGTGGCAGAAGCAGAACATCGTCCTTTCGAACGGCGTGCGCATCCTCGCCCGGTCGCGCGGCCAGAAGGTTCGCGGACTACGCCATCTCCAGCACCGGCCGAAGCTCATCGTCGTGGACGACCCGGAGGACGGCGAATGGGTGCGCACGAAGGAGAACCGCGACAAGACGGACCGCTGGCTCCATAGCGAGATCATGCCGGGCTTGGACGCCCGGAAGGGAAAGCTCGTCGTCATCGGGAACCTGCTGCACATGGACGCGCTGCTCTCACGCTTGAGAACGCCGGGCACGGGATTCACATGCCTCGAATTCCCACTCATCGACAAGGACGGCGTTTGCACGTGGCCCGCGATGTATCCCACGGAGCAGAGCCTCAAGGACAAGGAGCGCGACATGGGTGCGATCCCGTGGCAGCGGGAAATGCTCCTCAAGATCGTCTCGGACGACGAGGCGATCATAAAGCCGGAGGACATCCACTACTACGACGAACGGCCGGCCGGGATCGCCGCGATCAAGGGCCACGGCATCGACCTTGCGATCAGCCAGAAGGAAGGCGCAGACTACACGGCGATAGTCTCCGGCGAGGTGTTCTACGTCGAGAACGCGCCGAAGATCTACATCCGGCCGAAGCCGTACAACGAGCACGTCACGTTCTTCAATTTCCTGCAGAAGGTCAGGAACATCCCCGGCGAGCTCGGCGGCGCGAACTTGTTCTTCGTGGAGGACGTGGCGTACCAAAAGGCGGCGATTCAGGAGATGGAACGCGCGCTATTACCCGTGGTCCCGATGAAGCCGCAGGGCGACAAGCGCGCCCGGCTGCAGGTGGTAGCGCCCTATATCAAGAACGGCACGGTACTATTCCCGCGCGCCGGATGCGAGGAACTGCTCGGGCAGATGTTCAATCTCGGCGTCGAGAGCCATGATGATTTAGTCGATGGCTGTAGCTATTTGCTTCAGGGCCTAGTCAATCAAGGGCTTGAATTGCCCAAAATCCATTGGATTGACACATAGACCCGAGATAATTATCCACTCTTGCAAACATCAATGCATCAGTCATACTTTACATATGGCACTACTCTCGGTCGTGTACCGAGACAAAGTCTATAGGCGCAATCCGAACGCAAAGCAACGAGCTCACCGCGTCTATTACTGGTGCCATGACAAATGGAAACAAGCACCTCATTCGCTCCACCGCGACATGTGGATCGATGCTTACGGGCCGATCCCGCGCGGTATGCACGTTCATCACAAAGACGGCGATCCGTTCAACAATCGTCTCTCCAATTTTGAGCTTAAGCATGCTGGACAGCACATGCGCGATCACATGCGGGAGCCGCGTCGGCGCACAATATCTCGCAGGAACATCATAAAGTACGGCGTCCCCGCCGCGCGTGCTTGGCATAAATCTCCTGCAGGAATCGCGTGGCATAAAAAACACGCTGAAGCGCAATGGAGAAACCCGAAGGTCTATACCCGCGTCTGTGAAGAGTGTAAGCGGCAGTTCAAAGCGTTCCACAAAGCCACACGACGATGCAGCGACCGATGTCAACAGCGATTCTTTCGCAGAACGAACCCCGGCTACTATGCCGCACGACGAAAAGCAGCCCGTCTTCAACCTACGCATTGAGTTACACTGTTGCGCATGAACACCACTGAATTACTTTCCCAGATCGAAGCCGAGATTTCCCGCCTTAACCAAGTCCGCGCACTGCTTACCGGCACGAGCAACGGCGCACGCCATGTCGGCCGTCCCCCAAAGCGCAAGTTCACGATGAGCGCCGAGGGTCGCGCGAAGATCGCAGCGGCGCAGCGGAAGCGTTGGGCGAAGCAGAAGGCTGCGAAATAGCCACTTATCCACCCTTGCGAAATGTGGGGGGATTGCTACGCTAAAGGTAATCCCTCCACATGCCACCCCTCAAGGCCACTCTGGCCCGCGAGATCAATAAGGCAGACATCACCGAAGCCGAAACGCTCGTGTTCGAAGGCCGCGTCCTTAAGCAGACCGGCAAGCAGACGATGGAACCGGGCGAGTTCTATTTCCGGCCGACCATGGTTCCCGTGACGACGCAGCCGGGCTGGTTCGTGAAGCTTCTCGGCAAGAAACCGGTCAACGAGTTCAAAATCGTCCAGACGATCGTGATGGCGTGTCCCTACTGTTCGACGCCCATCATGACGACGACCGGCCATAAGATCGAACATTGCGCGCCGCTCACGATCTCCCGTGAGATCACGTGTCCTTATGCGCCGGATGCGCCGCATTCGTTCAAGGTCGTCGAAGGAACAATCATGACCGCGTAAGTGGCTTCACCCTCACTCAACTCCAAAGGCAAGCCCGGCTGGTTCCCGCGCCTCATGCGCGGCATTGCTTCGCGCATCGACCCCGAGCTCTATGAGCAGCCGCAGGGCGGATTGACGTTCAACCGGTACGGCCTCACGAAAGCCGTAGGCGGCAAGTTCGGTGACATCGACACGAGCGGCAACCAGTTCGCGATCGAGCGGCCGGGCGGCGGCCATCACATCGACCCGGAGAAGGCGCTCGCGAACAACCGCGGCTACGTCTATGCGGCGGTGAACGCGAAGGCACGCGAAGTGCAGAACATCGACTTCCGGCTTTTCGAAGTGGATGGCGAGGACCACCGCGAGAAGGAACAGCATCCGTTGCTCAATCTCTTGGACGGCGTGAACCCGGACATGATCGGGTCAGAGCTCAAGTACCTCGTCTCATCGCATCTCGACCTCGTGGGAAATTGCTATTGGCTCCTCACCGATACGAAGGGCAATCCGGTGAAGGATGATCTCACGAAGCCCGACGCGATCTACCTTCTCGACCCTTCGAAGGTTAATCCCGTGATCGACAAGGTTCACTTCCCGTACCGCATCGTTGGCTACAAGATGAAGCTCGAAACGCGTAACGTCGTCTTCGATCCCTCGTGCATCATCCACTTCCGTTCGCCCGACCCCATGAACTTCTTCGAGGGCCGCGGCATCGTGCAGGCTGGCGCGGAGTTCATCGACAACGACAACTACGCGATGGAGTTCAACCGGAAGTTCTTCGTGAACGGCGCGCGCCCGGCAGGCTTCCTTGAAACGGAGATGGTCTCGGAGACGCAGGTTGAGTCCCTCAAGATCGGCTTCATGGACGTCCACGGCGGCATCGACAACATGCAGCGCGTCGGCGTGCTTCCGAAAGGCGTGAAGTGGGCGCCGGCTGGGTCAAGCCCGAAAGACATGGACTTCAAGAACCTCAGCGAAGACATGCGCGACCGCATCCTCGCCTTGTTTGGCGTGTCGAAGACGATCCTTGGCACGGCCGAATCGGACACGAACCGCGCGACGGCCGAGACCGCGGACTACGTCTTTTCGAAGCGCGTCGTGAAGCCCCACATGCAGCGCATCTGCGATTTCCTGAACGAGAAGCTCGTCCCGCGGTACGGCGACAACCTCTACGTCAGTTTCATCGATCCCGTGCCTGAGGACCGCGGAGCGCGCACGACCGAGATGCAAGCGGCCGTCGGGAGCCAGCCGATTCTCACGATCAACGAAGCGCGCGACGAGTTCATGGGCTTGGGGCCGGTCGAAGGCGGTGATGTGCTCATGGCCCCGAGCACGATGGGTCCGGTCGGAGAGCCCCAAGGTGACGGCGATGTTGCGCCGGAAGCAGCCGGAGGGAGCGATGCGGGCAAGATGCTTCGGAAAGCGATCGAAGCCAAGATTCAGAAAGCCGCGAACGGCCAGCGGGTGGCTTTCAGACCTGCGCGCACGAAGCTCGCGAGCAGGGCAAAGGCGCGCCAGACAATGGCGGACGAGCTTACAAAGAGCATCACCGAGGCGCTCACGAAGAACCTCGCCGGCAAGAAGTTTGAATCGACAAAAGAACAGGACGAGACGCGGTGGAAGGAGTTTAGCGAGTATACCGAGCAGGCCGAGCGTGACATCGCGGAGACGATGCGCAAGATTAACGGCGAGCAGAAGGCGGAAGTTATCGCGAACCTTCCCACGGCGATCGGCAAGGGCGTAAATCCCAAGGACCTTTTCAGCATCGACAAATGGATCTCGATCACGACGGACGCCGTGACGCCGATCATGGAAACGCTCTTCGAGCATCAGGCGCGGAGCGCGGCGGCCGACATCGGCAAGCCCGAGCTCAATCCCTTCAACGACACGACGCGCGCGGCCGTGAAGGCGGGCGTCCAGAAGATGTCCGAGAGCTACCAGCAGACGACGCTTGAGGTCCTTGAGACGAAGATCAACGACGGCTTGCAATCAGGCGCGCCGCTTGCGGACATCACGAAGACGGTTGAGGAAATCTATGAGTGGTCGGACACGAAGCGCGCAGCGATGGTCGCGAAAACGGAATCCTTCAGGACCGCAAACGCCGCGCTCAAGGACACATGGAAGCAGTCTGGCGTCGTAAAGACCGTCCGCTGGTATACGAGCGAGCTTGCGAACGTCTGCGGCTTTTGCCAGTCCATGGACGGCAAAGTGGTAGGCATTGACGACAACTTCTTCAAGAACGGCGACAGCGTCACGGCCGACGTGAACGGCAGCGAGCAAAGCATGTCGCTCGACTACGGCGATGTGAGTGCGCCGCCCCTTCACCCGCTCTGCGCTTGCTTCATACGGCCCGACACCGTCTCGATCTAATCACCGACGATGACGCTCGACGCAGTACAGAACTTTATTAAGCTCACCGTAAGCACCGGCTACGGCGCGAGCGACACAACCATCATCCTTTCATCGGGCGGATCATCGCTCCCCTCGCCATCGTTCAACGGTACGTGGTGGAATGCCACGGATTACCCCGATCCTTCCGATGATCCGAACGCCGAGATCGTTCGCGTGACCGGCGTTTCCGGCAATACACTCACAATCACTCGCGCGCAGGAAGGCACGGCAGCATCGACCAAGAATGCCGCCGGAAAGACCTACAAACTCATCCTCGGGATCACGGCGAAGATGATAACGGACATCGGGTCGAACCTTCAGCAGCCGTGGAAATACGTGGATGTGGACGGCGTGATCGACGGCACGAACACCGTGTTCACGCTTCATGGAAGCATCACGCCGTTCGATTCCAATTCCATGCAGATCACCTTGGCGCGCCAGCCGCAGCTCCAAGGTATTGACTATGAGCTCAGCGGCACTACGATTACCTATATAACCCCACCCGACGCGAGTTTGGCCGGAAACCCGCATGTCGCGCAGTACCAATGAAACGCGTTGTACTCATCCTCCTCAGCATCATCGTCATTCTGTTTTTGATTTGGGGAGTTGACAGGGCCGTCGGCGCAGGGTGCAACCCCGCGGCACTCGGCGGGACCGGGACATGCACCGTTCCGAGCACTGGCGAACTTCCCATCGGCAACGGTTCGGGAAGCTATACCCCCGCGACCCTCACTCCCGGTGCCAACATCGTCATCACGAACGCAAGCGGGAGCGTGACGATCGGGGTCACCGGCACCGCGACCGGCACCGTGTATCTCTTGCAAGCGGGACATGGCATTTCGCTCAGCCCGGCGTCGATCACTTCAAGCGGCACGATCGCGGTCAATACTTCAACCGTGATCGCCGATGTCGTGGCATCGGGCGAGTTCCTTCCTTCTAGCACGACCTACGTCGCAACCGTGAACGGCGAGAGCGGCGCCGTCACGATCGGGATCCCCGCGACGACGACCGTGAACGGCACGCAGGCAACGGTCTTCCACCTCATTGGCGATGGTACGACCGTCACGAGCACGGTGAATGGAGCCACCACCACGTTCTCTGTCGTTACTACCGGCAACTGGGCTGGCACATGGCAAGGCGTAAACAGCTCGACGTTCTACAAGGCGTCGAACCCGAGCGGCTATATCTCGGGCAACCAGACGATCACGTTCGTTGCCGAAGGCGACGCGACGGGGACCGCGACCGGCACGACCATGATCAGCGATACGATGACGGTCACGGGCTTAGAGGGCAAAGCGCTCCCCGCCCTCGCCACGGGAACGCTGAAATACAGCGGCGGCGCGTGGACGTTCGACGGCAATACGTATCTCCCGTCGGGGATTAACGTGACGACGACAGGCCCGCTCGGCGGCGGCGGACCGCTTACGACCGCCGGCCTCACCCTCACCTGTGCGACCTGCCTTACGGGAAACCAGACGATCACGCTCACGGGCGCGGTGACGGGATCCGGGACGACATCCATCGCGACCGCCTACGCGACGAGCACGCTCTACGCGCTCTTTTCCGGGACTGGCCCCATCACCTTCAACGCTTCGACGGGCGCGATCGGCTGGACGAACTCGCTGAACTACATCACGGGGGTCGCGGTGAACGGGCAGTCCGGCACGAGCTTCAGCATCGTCGCAGGCTCGGGGCTTTCGTCCTCCATAAGCGGTACCACGACGACCTTGAGCCTCAATCTGAGCGCGGGCTGTACCGGCGGCAACTTCGTCCAGACGATCTCCGCGACCGGTACCATCACCTGCGCCATTCCGAGCGGCACGTTCACGACGACGACCGTGAATGGTACGGCCGCGCTTGCCTTTATTCTTCAGGGCGACGGTTCAACCATCACCTCCACCACTTCCGGCGCGACCACGACCTACTCCGTCATTCCGGGGGTGTATCTCACTCCCGCCTCGGGGACGGCGATGTTCTATCCGCTGAACTCAAACCCCGCCGGATATATCACATCAACCCCTCCAAAAACTGTCTATCTCGCCTCGACAACTCCGTGGACGATAGGGGGAATTGTCATCGCAAGTACGACGGGCGCAGTTACCACGATTCCAAGCACGACCTATTACCTCGCCACCAATCCTTCGGGTTTCACCACGACCACCGTACAAGCTGCATTGAACGCGCTTTCGGCCGCCGGATGTTTGACCTATTCGACATCGACGGGGCAATTCACCGCGACGTGCCTTTCGACCTCCACCGCCGCGACCACCTACGTCCCTTATACGGGCGCGGGGGGGAACGTGAATCTCGGTGCGAATAGCATCACGGCCACCAATGGAGGGTTCTCTGGGACAGGCGTGTTTGGTACGACGACTCAGCCGTCGTCGGATGGTGCGCTTGAATTGTATACTGCCGCCACTTTTCCCGGCGACGTAGGAATCAACATCCATAATGATACTCAAAACAACCACGTCAGCTTCCAGCTTGAATCGGGGACATCCACACAAACCAAGTGGCAATTCTCCCAGCGGGGCAATGCGTCCTTCGCCTTCTACAACTATTACAACGGAAGCTGGATAGACCCTTTCACCATTACGGACGGACCCAATGGAGCGGTCGGATTCGGCGGGAGTGTGAACGAAACCACCCTCGCAGGCGCGACGCTTATCGCCAACTCAAGCACCGTTGCGATAAAGGACTCCCCGAACGCCAACACCCTCCATGTGAACGGTACTGCTGATTTTATAACGTCCGCTTCGGTGGGAACCTCAACCCAAAACGGGACGTTCTATGCCGTCGGCACTTCGTCCTTTATAGGCAACGTCGGCATCGGGGGATCCGCAACGTCAGCGGCGAAGCTCTATGTCTACGGGGGAAATATCGAAGTGAATCAAGACGGCAACGTCAATGACGGAGTGCTTATTGGTGACCTCGGTTCTACCTATCCCGGCATTTGGTTCGGTGGGAACGCTACTTCAGCGAGTTATTACAATTATTCGTTCCTGTGGGATCCTGTGAAGGGGACGTTGCTCAATGCTCCTGCGGGGGTAAACGGCATCACGTTCCGCATAGCGAACTCGTCCGTGGCGGGTATCAATGCGAATGGAATGGAAATTGGGGGCGGCGATATTACCACTTCCACCCCGCCAGCGGGTGTTTCCCTTAGAACCTACGGAGGCATCCAAGATTCAAGTTATCTTTCTGTTGGCACGACAGTTACCACGACCGCGACTTTGAACGTGGCGGGAACATTAAATGTATCCCAGACTTCCACCCTTGCGACGACGACGGCAACGACACTAACCGTCGCCAACACGGGAACCGCGACCACCACCGTCATCGAAGGCACGGCATCGTCCACCGTGTGCCATGTGATGTACGGCGGCGGCGCGGCCAGCTCATTCCAAGTCATCGCGGGATTCTCATATTTCTATTCAACCTCTAACTGCCAATAATATGAAAAATAAACTCTTTGCACTTCTCCTCATAATCGGCACATTCACCTATATCGGCATCGCGTCGGCGTCGCTTGTGTCCCAGACCATCCCTCCTCCGGGGAGCAACGGCACCGTCCCTATTGCCTCATCCTCCGCAACGGGAGGCATCCAATGGGTCGCAACGTCCTCGCTTGGCATTGCGGGCGGGGGAGGCGGCAGCGGAGCGTCCACGACGACCGCGAATACATGGACGGCTCCGCAGACGTTCCCGTATGGCATTTTCTCAACCTCGACCGCAACCTCGTCCAACATCGCCGTCCTCAATTCCACCTTCAACATCCCTGCGAACTACGCGACCGCAGGATGTCCGTGGAACACTTCAGTAACCGACCTCGGCGGGTGCATCAACGCGGCGTACAACTCCGCCTCCACGACGGCAAGCTCCACCGTCATCAACGTCCCTGTTCTTCCGGCCTTCACGACCTATGCGACAAAAATAACCTTTGCAAACGACAACGAGTTTGCAGACCTTCAATGCGCTCCGGGACAAATCCTCGAATACACGGGCGCGACGACAGCCACATCGGGTGCTATCACCTACAACGAAAGCGACGCAAACGCGCAGAACATAAAAATCCCGCGCACTGGCGGCGAGAACTGCATCTTCGCGGGAGGCACAAGTCTTAATTCCAAGGCGACCTCGACAGGCATTTATATCGGCGGAACGAACGGCGAGGCGGCACTTGCGCTCTATAACTTTGGGGCGATCAACTTCGGCACGGGCTGGGAAACGGCATCCAATACGTTCATGCTCGACCTTTACTCTCCCCTTTCCGATGGAAACGTGACCAACTGGCAGACGCAGGGCTATAGCAATTCCGGCGAAGCTATCAACCTCTACGCGCCGCATTTCCTCGACACGGCCTCAACGACGAACCCGTACTGTTTGAACCTCCAGCAGAACGGCGTGGCGGAGTTCAACGTGTACGGCGGCTCGATCGACGACTGCCCTGCCTACATCTACGGCGGCAACGCTGCCGTTCTCTTTAGCGGCGTGAACTGGGAGAACCCTGCGGCATCTGCTTCGACGACCTATCCGAAATACACCTATCTCACCGTGCAATCAACGGCGCAATATACGAACGTTACCCTTCAAGGCGGCGAGTTCGCGATTGATTCCCATAGTTCGGTAAGCACCCCGAATTCCTTCGTGGTGTGCGGCGCGACGTGCACCGTGAACGGCATGAGCTTCCAAAAGAACGGCACGACGACCGTCCCCGTGGCCATTGATTATTCGGTAAACGGGACAGCGGCGACCCTGAACGCCCTCGGCAACGCGAACCCTGCCGGAGCCTTCACCAACTTCGCATCATCAACGACAAACCTCTACACAACCGTCCAAGACCTTCCCGATCGTGTGGCCGCGACCTTCTACAATATCCCGAACTATATGCCCGCCGCGTGCCAGGCGACAGGCATCACCCCGGACTATACGACGGTCTTTAACTTCAACCGCGCTGCGCTCGGCAACCCGAAAGCCCTCTACTTCGTTTCCGACTTGAGCAATAACGTCGCTTCAACGACGAACAATGAAACCTTCGGTATCACGAGGATTTCAAGCACGACGCTCTATCTTGCGACAACGAGCGCTTCAAACGTCGTGCAGTACGCCCACGGGGTGCAGTACTCCCAGAACTTCCTTTCATCCCTCTCGAACGCGACGAGCGAGATTCTTCTCATCTCCAGCAACTGCTCGGCTAACCTCGTGAGCAATGGGCAGGATTGGAACCCCCATCTTGAAATTGATTACTGATCCACGATGTACGGATTTTCTGGCTACGGCACAAACGCATACGGATCGGAACGGCAGACGCTCCTCGCGCCCGTCGTGAGGCTCGCCATGCGCACCGTGCGGAACGCCTACAACGTCGCGTTGCCGGTCATGGTTGGGTTCGGTAATCTCGCCGTCTCGAATCTCATCGCGCCCCTTTCCGTCATGCTCCGTTTCCGGAATCTCACGCTCTCAAACCCGTCGCAAAACCAGCTAACGCTCGAACTATGATCCTCCAGCCCCAGATCGTCGGGCAGAACGACTATGGCTACGAGCTTCCCTTTACGCTGCTCGACGGCAATGGCGACGCGGTGAATATTACGGACGCATCGCTCACGATCACGGTGCAGGACGCCCAAGACCCGAGCGGCGAGGCGCTTTTCACGGGTTCTATGACCGTGGACAGTGGACCCGCCGGAACATGCCACTACACGGTGGCCTCGGGCAATTTCCCCAACCCCGGCACGTTCCTCGCGCAGGTGACGGCCACATGGTCATCGACCGAAGTGCTTACGTGGTCCGGCATCACGATCATCGTCGAACCGAAACTCCCCAAGACGAACAACTGAAATGGCCTACGGCGAGCGCAGCACGAACTACGTCGATACGAAATGTACGAAATGCGGCGCTCCGTTGCGGCGTTCACGGGTTGTCTCGCATCCGGTCTGTCTTGCCTGCAAAGAGAAGAAGCAGCGCGAGCGATTGCGGAAAGTTATGCACATATCCAAAAGGGCTTGACGTTCATACGATTAAGGTATGAACAACACCAAGCTCGTCGGGTTGGTCGCCGTAGTGGCACTCCTCGCGGGTGTTGTCGGCGGCTATGTGGTAAATAAACTCGGAGCCGCGCCTCTCGTCGGAGGCGACTTCGCGGGCGGGATTACCCCGTCCTCGCTCGTTACCGCGAGCGCCTCGGGTGGCTTGACTGGCAACGGCTATGTTGCTCCAATTGGCTCGCTTTCCTCGGCGGCCGTCAACGGTCTCACGATCGGCGGCACGGATCAGTATCACGGCCTCACGGCATACGTGACGGCGTCCGGCACTCCGACCTCGGTCGCGACCCTCGGCGCCTTCGGCGCGACGACCTCCTCGGCATCGACCACGATCACCATCCCGGAGACGGCCGGGCTCTCGGTGAACGCGATCTGCAGCGGCAATGCGGCCACGACGACCGTGTTTGTGTCGGGATGCATCCTGACCTCGACGAACGGTGTCACCGGCACCGCGCAGGTGTACTACTCGAACGGCACGCCGTCGTCGCTCTCAGTTCCCACCTCCACGGTATTCCGGATTTCCTTCGACCAACTCCCCTATTAACCCTATCCACCCTGTTCAGTGCCCGAATCGCTGAAGACATTCCCCAAAGACCTCGCAGACAAACTCAAAGCGGCTCTCGCTTCCGCTTCCGTTGAAGACTTCGTGAAAGCGACCAAAGCCTCCGGCGACGACCGGAGCTTTGAGGTTGTGATGAGCACGTCCGACGAAGACCGTCAGGGCGACGAGCTCGACCAGTCCCGATGGGATCTCAAGTACTACACGATGAACCCCGTCGTCCTCTGGGCGCATGATTATTCGTCGATTCCGATCGGCATCGTGACCGACATCGAGATTCAGGGCGACAAGGCGGTCGCTACCGGCAAATTCGCTCCCGCCGGCGTGAATCCGACGGCCGACATGGTCTGCGCGCTCTATCAGCAGAAGGTCATCCGCGCCGTGTCTCCCGGCTACATCCAAAACGACGACGGGACGCGCGAGCTCTTGGAGCTTTCCTTCTGCCCGGTGCCCGCCGGCCGGTACGCGCTTTCCTTGCGGCAGGTGAGCGAACTCGGCGTATCGACGGGCGACCTCGTGACGAAGGGCTTTTTCTATGACGCGAAAGGTGCGGTCCCCTTCAAGAGCCACGGCATCGCCGATCAGGACACGTCGTGGGACGGCCCTGCGGAGGTGAAAGCGTGCGGCGACGACATCGAGAAACTGAAGTCCATTTGCGCATGGTTCGATTCCGAAGACCCGGACGTGAAGGCCTCCTACAAGCTCCCCCATCACCGCGCGTCCGATCAGAAAGCTGTGTGGAACGGCGTTAAAGCAGCGGCCGCTGCCTTACAAGGTGGCCGAGGGGGAGTTGCAATTCCCTCCGGTGACCTTGCTGCCGTCAAAGCCCATATCGCGAAACATTACGAGGAGTTCGGGGAAACGCCACCGTGGGAAAAGAAGGCGGAGGAGAAGTCGCCGCAACTCGGCGATTCCTGCGAACTGGAAAGCGGCGATCCGGGAGTTCTCGCAGATGACGACAAGAATCCCGGTCACCTCGTATGCGTTCCCGCGAAATCAACCAAATCCGAATCAATGAACAACGAACTCGAAAAGAAATTCAAAGCAGAGCACGAACGGCACGGAAAGTCCTTTGCGAAGGCGATCGACGAGTTCAAATCGATCGACGAGTTCACGAAGGCCGTGGACACGGAGCAGGACGAGCACCTCACGAACACGATGAAGGCCATCGACGAGGGCTATGCGCTCGAAGATCAGTCTCCGAAGAAATCGATCGACGAGTTCAAGTCGGAGATGAAAGCCGAGCATTTGAATCACGTGAAAGCCGTGGATAAATCGATCGACGAGTTCAAGTCCGCACACGAAGCGGCCGACGGAGACGACGAGAAGACGAAGGCCATCGAGAAGTTCACGAAAGCGGTGGGCGCGGAGCTTGACCGCCACGAGAAGGCTCACAAGGCCATGAACGAAGCTGAGTTCGGCGAAGGAGAGGATAACGAGGAAAAGTCCGTGCAGGAACTCGTCACGAAGATCGGCCGCCAGATCTCCGCAAAGAACAAGGAGAAATTGAAAGCCATCTTGGAAAAGATGGATTCCCACCACAACGATGTCACCGCGGCCCTCAAGGAGCTAATCGGCTCCGATGACGGCGACGGAGGGGAGGAACCTTCCCCGAAGCCCAAGGACGATGAGTCCGAAGGCGACGAGAAGGCCCTGAACTCAAGGTCGAGCACCTCGGGAGCAAGCGCCGAATTGGATGCATATCTACTCGGGCAGCGACTCGCGAGGCAGGTCAAATCTGCCACGGAGGATGCTCTTCGCCAGTTCAAAGAAAAGATCAGGGAGGCGCGTACCTCAGGCAGATAGACCTATTCCCACACCAATCAAGTGGAAAAAGAACAAATCGTAGAGGTGGTCTCAAAGACCGTCTCCGAGGGGTTCAACGACTTCTTTGAGAAGAAGCTGGCCCCGGCGATGGATGAAATCTCCATCAAGAATGCACGTCAGGTCGTAGAAGCCGCGATGGCCGAACGCTCCGTCAAGGGCTTCGACATCACGGGCCTCACGACCGACCAGAAGATGGCCTTCGCCAAGCAGGTGCAGGCAGTCTTCCGCGGCAACCGCGAGGGTGCTTTGAAGGTGAAAGCCAACGAAGCGCTCATCGAGGAACAGGACAACCGCGGCGGCTACTTGGTCGAACCGGAAGTTGCGGCAGCGATCCTTCGTATCGCCGCTTCGGTCGGTACGATCCTGAAGCAAGCGCAGAAGTGGCCGATGAAGACCGATGAGTTGGGCATCCCCAACTACACCGGCTCCTTCCTTACCGGTTCGTATGTCGGCGTCGATCTTCCGGGAACCGTCACCGGACTCACGTTCGGTCAGGCGGTCCTCATCGCCCGCAAGTGGCAGCTCGCGTTCACCGTCGGCAACGACCTTTTGGCCGATGCCTCGGTGCAGCTCGCGGACTGGCTCATGGCGATGGCAGGCGAGGCGCTCGCGAACATGATCGACCAGCAGGGCTTCGTTGGCGGCGGCACTGTCGCCGGCACGGCCTATACCGGTCCCTTCGTCGGCATCATGAACACGGCGAACGTCAATACGTACACGTTGTCTTCGGGCAACACGACGTATGCGAAGTTCAATCCGGTCACGGATGCCGCGAACGTCATCGCGACCTTGGAGGAATCGATCTTGGACGGCGCCGCGTGGTACTTCCACCGCACCGTCTGGGCTGCGGTCCGATCCGAGCTCGCTTCGAGCTCCGGCATTCCGTTCCTCTTCCTTTCAGGAGCAGGCAGCAATCTGAAGGACGAAGCGGGCGGCGGTCCGATCAAGCCCGCGGGCGAGATGGCCGGTTATCCGGTCTTCACGAACCGCTGGCTCCCGGCCACGACCGTCGGCTCTCAGGCCAACACCGCGTTCGGCATCTTCGGCAACCTCAAGGCGTGCGCCTTCGGCGACAAGGGCGACCTCCGCGTCGCGCAGTTCGAGTCAGGCTCGTTCGGCGGCAAGGAGATCGCGTTGGCCGACCAGCGCGGCATCGTCTACAAGCACCGTCACGCCTTCGTGGTCGTGCTCCCCAAAGCGTTCACCGTCATCTACACGGCGGCTTCGTAGTTTCGTGAACCCCCTTCCCGGTCTGCGCCCATTTCCTCGGCGCGACCGGGCGGGGATGGAAAAATAAACCGCCCGTCGAAGCGCGCCAGCGTTTCGTCCCTTCCGATTAAAGTCGAGGGAAGGCAGGGGCCAACAACACAATTGCAATGCGCAACAATCCTTACGACGACACCAAGATCGTCGGCGGTACGTCTCTCGCACCGCAATCCTTCAGCGGCTCAACCGCCGTTGACGGGAGCGCCGTCAACACCGAGGGCGCGGACAATGCCGTGATCTACGCTTATGGCGCGGTAACGTCGGGCTCTCCTTCGGCGGCGGCCCTCGTGGTGACGCTCCAAGAGTGCTCGACGAGTGGCGGCACCTATGCGAATGCGCTCGACAACACCGGAACGGTGATCGGCTTCACGCTGAACTGCGAAAGCGCGGCGGCGGAGAATGTCGCCCGCATCGAAGGCCTCAACCTTAATCGGAAGCAGTACCTTCGGGCGGTCGTCACGCCGTCGTTCACCGGCGGCTCGTCCCCGGCGATCCTCGGCTTTGCCCAGATCGTTCTCGGCAACAACGGCCAATTGCCGGTCGATTCGAACGTTTCGAATACCTAATAGGTTTTCGAACCTTCGTTCCCGTGGCCCTTCCGGTGAGGTAAGGGCCACGACACGAGGGAAGATCCCTCGAATCAATGACGAATTATCACAAGCTCTGCCAATACTGCCGAGAGCCATTTACAACCGGTCACACTCGCGGGCGGTATTGCAGCCTCCATTGCGCTGGTATGGGAAAGAGTCGTCCTCACACCGAGGAGACACGCAAAAAGATAAGCATTGCAATGAAAGGTGTTAAACCCAAACACCCGGTAATCATTACCTGCAAACGATGTGGGAAACAGAAGACGACGGCTCATCCAGAGCAATTATTTTGTAGCAGGCATTGTGCATTGCTCGGGCATACATACTCACCAGAACAAAAGCGAAAAATCGGTGACGCCCAACGTGGTGCGAAAAGTTATCTCTGGCAAGGTGGAAAGACAACCATCAATAGACTCGTGCGTAAAGGAATTGAGGCTCGTGAATGGCGTAAAGCGGTTTTTACGCGCGATGGGTACCGCTGTTTTGGATGCGGTACACAATCAGGCCCATTCAATGGTCATCATATTTACCCATGGGCTCACTTTCCACGCCTTCGATTTGTCATTGAGAACGGCATCACGCTTTGCGTATTCTGCCACGACCTAATTCCTCGCACGCTAGGCAGGCCGGATAACATCGTCGCTCCGGCTGGCTTCATTCTTAATCACTAGCATGAGTACTCAAGAAAAAGTCTATCCTTGGGCGCTTACAGTTCTTCAGCGTGTAAAGGATCGTCTCGACATTATCATCCCGGACAACGATGCGGTTTTGATGCGCATGATCAACGGATCCACGGATTTTATCGAGCGCGAGTGTGGGAAGACCGGCCTTGAGTCCTATCCGAACGACGGCCACTTCGCGCAGAAGACCTACACGAACGAGGTCTATACCGCGCAGGGTAGGAAGCAAGAGCGCCTTGTGCTCCGCAATTCCCCGGTCACCTATCTCATCGTCACGGGCAATCTCACGCAGGGATCGGCTAACGTGACCGTTGCACCCTACACCGGCATCGTCGCCGGAATGCCGCTCTACAACATTCAGGGACTGTTCCCTCAAGGGACGACCGTCGCGACCGTCGGCAGCAACGGTGCGCTCACGATGAGCCAACCTGCGAGCGTTACGCAAAGCGGCGCAGTGTTCGAGATCTCCGGCCTCATTTCTTTCCAGTGGCGTTCCGGGACCCCTAGCATGCCGAACTGGACGAGCTTCATTCAGGATCAATATGAGCTCGACCAGATGGGGAGGGCGGGCATCATCCGCGTCTACGGCTCGATTCCGGGGCTTTACAACAACATGATCCGCGCGACATATGTCGCCGGATACCCCGTGAACTGGCAGAACGCCGGCGACGGAGCGACGCACCAGCTTCCCGCCGATCTCACGAACCTGTGCGAAAACCTCGTCGTCAGAATCTTCAAACGCAAAAAGAGCGCTGGGCAACTCAGCGAAGCGATTCAGGGCGCGACGAGTTCGTGGAAGGACAGCCTCGACGCATTCGATTTGAACGTCATTAACAATTACCGTCGCGTCGGCAATATTTTCTAATTTCCATGCAAGGAGCCACCTTCCAAGTTACGATTCCCCAGCTTCCGCAGCTCCAAGAGGCGCTTGCAAATTATCCCTCTATCTCGCAGCCCATCATTCAGCGCGCCGTGGTTGCGGCTCAGGCGGTCCTTGCGAAGTTTACAACGGCGGCCACCGTACCCGTGAAGACCGGATACCTTGTGCAAAACTGGGCTTTCGAAGTTGGCAATCTCGTGGCCCGTTGGTATCCGCGCGCGAGCTACGCGCCGTATGTCGAGTTTGGGACGGGTCCGCACGAGATTAAGGCCGTAAATAAACGCGTCCTTGCGAACACGGCTACCGGGCAAGTCTTCGGTCCCCTCGTTCATCACCCCGGAACAAAAGCAAATCCGTTCATGGAGCGGATCGTCGCCGCCGCGCAGCCGGACATCGAGACGCTTTTCGTCCAAGCGCTCAATCAGGTAAACGAGGCCATCGCCGCACAAGCCAATGGATAAAACCTTCGCTCAAAATCTCAAGCAGGCGATAATCGATGATCTTCAGTCGCTTATTTTGAGCGGCGTTCTTGGGTCCGTCGCAGCGGACGATTTCACAAAGCTCAATCCGCTCGACCGCACGTGGGGAAAATTCCCCGCAGCGCTCGTTATCCCGCCCACCGTCGCCGCGTCGGAATACGAGGATGTCGCAACTAACCTTCGCCAATATACGTGGTACATCATGGTCGTCACGACCCCTGATAACCTCCCGAAGACCGATCCGACCTATTTAGAGGGTCTCATCGACAATGTTCTTCAGGTGTTCGATAACGACGTGACGCTTCAAGGAATGGCCGTGGGAGGCGTGAATCCCGCGATTCTTGATCCTCCCGGACCTGTGAGTAGCAACAACGTGACATATGTAACAGCGTACGTTACGCTTAAGGCAAAGGCCCTTGTTCCCGCCGCAGTGCAATAAACCTCATCACCACATTCGTGGATATTCCCAACAAAACCAACAAACAAATAGACGGTTCAGAGACGGCCAACAAGGACGTGCAGCCGTCATATTCCCGCGCCGCGTCCGTTCTTGAGAACGATTATTTCTATCCCGAAGCGAACGGCTATCAGGCCATCGCGGTCCGCGCGGCGACGCGCGAGGACGCGCACGCAATCTATCTCGCAAAGCGGAAGCCGGTGAATCCGGAGGAAAAGGTCGATGAATCAGAAACCAAGAACGATTAACTATGGCAGCAAAAGGCATAGGGCGACGGTTCAGTATCGGCATCGCGAAAGAAGTGACCCGCGGCACCGCTATATCGTCCGCCAACCATTGGCTTCCCTTCAGTGATGCATCTCTCGATGAAAAGTACGAGAACGTCACGCAGGACGAGGCATTCGGCATCATCGAAGATTCCGTAGGCCAATTCCGCACGAAGAACTGGGCCGAAGGTAAGCTCTCGGTTCCCGTCACGGACCTCAGCCTCCCGCTCATCATGTACGCCATGTTCGGAGCGAGCGCAGACAGCACGCACTCCGGTGAAACGACCGTCTACGACCACAAGGCAACGGTCGCCGAATCGGCGCAGCATCAGTCACTCACGCTCTTCATCCACGATCCGCTTTCGGGCGTCGATTACTCCCACGCGCTGGGTGTCATCCACAAGATGGACCTCGACGTGGAGCTCAAGAAGTTCGCGGAGCTTTCTCTCTCCGTAAAGGCGCAAAAAGGCGCCTCCCAGTCCTCCTTCAGCCCTTCAATCGCTGCGGAGAACCGCTTCCTCCCGCAGTACATGACGTTCAAGTATGCGACCTCGGTCTCCGGACTCTCCGGCGCGACCGCGATTGCGCTCAAATCGGCCAAGCTCTCCATCAACGCGAATATCGAAGATGACGACGTGCTCGGCAGTATCGCCCCGATCGACTACCTCAACAAGGAATTCGCGGTCACGGGGCAGCTTGAGGCCATCTGGCAGAACGAGGCCGACTTCAAAACGGTCGCGCTCGCCACGCCGAACGTGCCGCAGGCGCTCTCGATCGTGTTGCAGAACACGGATGTCAGTATCGGCGTCGTACCGTCGCATCCGACCGTGAACATCACGCTCGATCAGGTCTACTTCACGGACATCTCTCGGCCGATCAAGGTCAAAGATCTCGTATACCAAACCATTAAGTGGAAGGGTACGTATTCTACGGCCAACAGTGAGATGTTGAATATCGTGACCACAAACACCGCCGCGACGAGCGCGTAGGTCGAAAATCAACCAAAATCCTCACCATAATGTCAGAAAGCAAAACAAAAACAGTCACCACGCCTTCCGGCGTCGCAGTTGAATTGAAGGAGTACATCACCGCCGGCGAATTCCTCGACCTTAACGAAGACAGCGAGAAAAACGGCCTTTCGAAGACCGCGCTCGCAACCAAAATCTCTGAAATCGCGATCATCTCTATCGATGGCGCGAAAGAGAACATCTCCGCAAAGCTCAGGGAACTCCCCATCGCTGATTACACATTCCTTCAGAGGGAAATTAAGAAGCTCATTGACGGGGATTTTACGGAGGCGAAGGATCAAGCTCAGAGCTGATCTGGCACGATTTCTTCGCTCTCGGGCGTGCTTACCTTCCGATTGAGCTTAAAGCCGTCCTCCTTTGTTCGCGCATGGGCTGGGATTGGCAGCAATACCGATCCCAACCGCAATGGTTTGTCACGAATCTCTTGCGAATGTTTCAAAGCGAAGCGGAGGAGACGAACCGAAAGGCCAAGGGGTGATCCTTGCTTTTTCTTCGTAGCTATGGCTTAGTGAAGGCGTCGCAAGGTCGAAGAATCAATCATTTGCAATGGAAACATTTCTTATTCTGCTCGTATTTGTAGGCGGCCCAATCGGGTTCGCCGCGTTGTTGGGGATTGCCGTACATAATCGCGCCAAGCAACGCAAAGCGGTCTACGATGCCGCACAAAAGTATCTCCAGTCCTAATCGTTCATGGAATCCGACCTCGAAATCGTAATCTCTGCCATCGATGAGGCATCAGCTTCTTTTGATGAGGTGAGCGAATCCATGGCGCAGATGTCCGAAGCCGCAGAGGCATCGGCCGCCGCTACGGACGACTCATTCGAATCTGTTGGCCTCACGATCAATGAGGTTACCGGCGAGATTCAGAACGCGATGCTCTCCCAACAGCAGTCCGTCGACCTTCTCGCCGAGGTCATGCAGACCGACGTTGCGGAGATTCAGGAGCTTATCATCTCCGAAGGTATTTCGTTTCAGGAAGCCTCCGCCGTCATCGAGGAGGCCAATGCTGAAATTGCTGCGTCTTCGGAAGAAACAGCGACTACGTCTGCCGGCGGCTTCGCGGCGGTCGGCGCGGCCGCTGGCATCGCATTTTACGCGATAGAGAGCGCCGTGAGCGACGCGGTGGCGTCCGCCCAGCAGTGGGACGAGACCTCCGCGGTCATCTCGCAGGAACTCAAAAATATCGGCTCGTCCGTTCCCCTTTCGCAGGTTCAGGATTATGCGCAGCAGATCCAGTCCACGACACTGTTCAGCCAGCAGCAAGCACTTTCCTCCGAAGCGGTAGTCTTAGGGTTCCAGAATCTCGCGCCGAACTACGAGCAGCTGACAATCCTGTCCGCAGACCTCGCGACGAAGATGCAGCAGTTCACCGGATCGGCCACGGCGGATATGCCGAACGCGATGAAGATCCTCACGAATGCGCTCAACGACCCCGTCGCAGGATTGCAGCAGCTCCAACGACAAGCGGGCGTCGATATTCCCGCAGCGACTGTGACAATGATCAAGAATCTCGCCACGGTGGGCGATACTTCTCAGGCCGACGCCGTTATATTGCAGGCGCTCAATGCCCAAGTCGGAGGCTTGGCCCAGACGGCTGCGACTGCCGAGGGCGGACCGCTCACGCAACTTGAAAATCAACTCGTGGCAACCGGCACCACCATCGGCAATATTCTCTTGCCCGCGCTCGACGCTCTTGCCAAGGATTTAGAGCCCATCATCCAAGCCATCACCGCATGGGCGGAAGAGCACCCTAAACTCACCGAAGCGATTATCGCGGGCACCTTGGCCTTCGTCGCTTTGGTGGCTGTGTTAGCAGTCGTCGGCATCGCTGTCGTCGCGATAGGCGCTGCATTTGGCGGTCTCGCGATCGCGATAGCCGCGGTTGTCGCAGTTATTGTTGGCGTTGTCGTTTCCAATTGGGATCTCATCGCAACCGATACCGCGACAATCTGGAACGGCATCGTTACGTTCTTCACGGCCACCTTCAACACGGTTAAAACTCTTTTTACTTCCTCACTCAATGAGGTCAGCGCCATTTGGCAATCCGCATGGACCGATATGGGCTCATTCCTCGGAAACATTTGGACCACCATCCAAAACACAGTGAAGACCGGGGTCGATTACGTCATCAGTGCAATCAACGCTTTCATCAATGCGCTCGACGCGCTCCACATTTCAATACCCTCCATTGCCATCCCCGGCACCAAGCTAGGTACGCCCGCGGTAAATCTCGGCTTCAGTATTCCCAACATTCCCATGCTCGCGGATGGCGGCTTCGTGACGCAGCCGACCTTGGCGCTGATCGGTGAAGCCGGTCCGGAGGCTGTCGTACCGCTCTCCCAAATGGGCGGAGCCGCGGGTGGGGGCCAACAAATTGTGATCAATATTAACGGCGGCATCTTCCCGGCAGACCAGTCCGCGATCAAGCAAATCGGCGACCTGTTGGCGAAATCGATCGTCACCCAGCTCAGAGTAAGGAACTACGCCCCGTAAGATGGCGAATCCCGTGAAGATTCTCGACAACAGCACGGACATTTCAAAATCCGTCGATTGGAAATCGATCGACGCCGTGAGCGTGCTCACGAAGGAAACCGGAACGTTCACCTTCAACGTCCGTCAGGGTGTCGGCCAGACCTATCCCGCGAAAACTATCCCCGCGATCGGCGACACGATCGAACTCTACGATTCGACCGGACTCATCTGGGGCGGAACCTGTACCGAAGTGGAACCGATCATCTCGGGGCTCATGATCACGTGGCAGGTGACATGCACGGATTGGGGATTTTTACTCGACGGAACATTGGTCAAGAAGAACTACGCCGGGATGGACCCGGCCGACATCGTCGCCGACATTATCAATACGTTTTGTGCAGGCAAAGGATTTAACCTCGACGGCGTCCAGCGCGGCAACTTCCTCGTCGAGACCATCAAGTTCAATTATCAGCAGCCGTCGAAGGCGCTCCAATCGCTCGCGAAGCTCATCGGCTGGGACTGGTTCATAGGACCCGACAAGACGGTGTATTTCTTCTTGGGCGACGTGAACGACGGCGACGGCGGCGGTGCGGTAGGCGATGGAGGCGTCGCTCCGATCACCGTGGACGCGACCTCCGGCGAAGTCGAGTGGAACTCGCTCGACATCGATCTCCAGATTACGAACATGCAGAACAGCGTGTACGTGATCGGCGGCACTTTGCCCGTCATGTTTACCGCGTCCACAACGAACGACGTGTACCCGACGAACGGGACGGCGAACACCTTCCCGGTCGCTTACGCATATAGCTCAAGCACGATCGTCGTCGAACTGAATGGCACGCCGCAGACGGTCGGCGTGCTGAACCAAGTGACCGACCCCTCCACGGTGCAGGTTCTTTATAGCGACTCCGGACGGTTCATCCAGTTCACCGCCGGCGCTCCGTCAGGCGGCGGCGTCGTGAAGATCTTTGGCACGGCGCAAGTTCCGATCGTTGCTCACGCCTCAAACAATGCGAGCATCGCTCTCTACGGCGAGCGGCAGGGCGTCATCACGGACTCCACGATTACCTCCGTCCCCGAGGCCCAGCTCCGCGCGACGGCGCAAATCCTCCAGTTCGGCCACCCGGTCTACGATGTGAAATTCAACACGCTCATCGCCGGCTGCCAGATCGGGCAAACGATCAAGGTCAATGTCCCGGCCATGGGCATCACGAACTACAACCTCGTGATCAAGCGCATCGAAGCCGTGGGCTATGCTCCCGGCGACGACGGGCTCAATATCAACGGAATGCTCGAATATCAGATCGAGTGCATCGGGTCGGACAATGTCACCTTCACTGACCTCATGACGACGATCCTTCAGCAGGAGCAGACCCAGACGGACGTCTCGGACGACACGATCACGGAAAATCTCGAATACGCGCCCGAAACACTCGTCCTCGCGGATACAGTGACTGCCACCGGAGCTTCGCGACCCTACGTCTACGGCCCGAGTTCTCCACAAGCGCGCTATGGCTTTGCGGTCTATTCGTAACCATAATTGAAGTAAATCCCGCACTACCCCATGCAATCGTCCGACGGCCTGAATATCAAAGGCACCATCATCATCCGCTCACACCCGGCGGGGACCATTCATTGCTACGAAACGCTCAAGTCCCTCGGCAAGCTCGATCTTGCCCGACAGCTCCTTGAAGACGGAAAGGAGGAAGTGAGACAGGAGAATCTGATCGTCGATTCGTCGAATTATGGGAGCGATATTCTCGTGCAGTACTTGATCAGCGGCTATACGGGCACCTTCAATTTTCCGCTTGGCATTGCATGGGGCGAGATCGGAACGGGTAACACTACGCCCGCGGCCGGCGATACCGCCCTTACGACCCCAACGAACCGCGCGGCCGTCTCCTACGCGGCCGACTTCGGATTTAACGCCGCGCAGCTCCAGTTCTTCTTTCCTGATGCGGTGCTTGCAAACGAGACCTACTACGAGTGCGGCTCGTTCATCGGCGGGGATTCCACGATCGGTTCAGGCAATATGTTCAACCACGCGCTGTTCGCTTCCGGCTATTCAAAGTCTGCTGGCGTTGATACGACTTTGGAAATCGATATAGCTATTTCCAACTGACATGAAATCCCGGCCAATCGGCACCGACCAGAACATCTTGGCTTCCCATCACAATGACCGGCGCGACGACGCGCGCGGCGGCGGATTCCTTTTGGCGCATCAGCAGCTCGGCGCCCTTGCTCTCGGCACGGCGCCCACAAACGGACAGACCGTTTCCTTCGTCGTCAACGGCACGACGATCATGGCAAAGGCCGTCGCATCCGTCTCAGCCGCGAACGACATCTATAATCCCGGCACTGCGCTCGGCTTCGTCACGAATCTTCTGAATTGGCTTCGCCGTCCGGATCTCACCACCTCGACCCAGGTAGCCGCATCCGCTGCGAATCAGACCCTCCTCTCCTATGTGGGCTGGGCTTGGCCCGGCTCATCCACAAGCATCGTCCCGTTCTCACTCAATAAGAACGTAAACGGAATTTCGGGAGGCCTCACGAGTTTCAATATCACGACAACTGTGACGGGCGGCTCATGGACCGCTCATACGATGCAGCTCTATGTTGAGGACGGGACGTATTTCATAGGCAATACCCGGTACCTCTTCACCGGAGGATCAACGCCGACCGTTACGGCACCGTCTTCCCATCCGCGCATCGACGTTCTCACCATCGACACCTCGGGCACGCTCACATGGACGACGGGAACGGAGGCATCTTCGCCGGTCACGCCTTCATACCCGAGCGGCAAGGTCCCCATTTGCGAGCTCTATAACGTCGTTTCGGAAACTGCGCTCTACGACAACGAGAACCAGCAGAACGGTGAGGGGTATATCTCGAACGATGTGCGGCCGGTCGTGAACCAACTCGGCGGCAGTGGCACGATTGACGGTGCGTGGTTCACCGACCTCGGGGGTATTCCCTCGGGCGCGGGGGTCATCCCGTCGGCGAACGTTCCCGCCAATTCTTACAATTCGCAGAGCTTCACGGCCGCCACTGCCGTCACGAAAGGGCAGGCGCTCATTATGGGGAACGGAACGAGCCGATACCTGAACGCCAACCAGACAGGCAATGGCCAGAATTGGCAGCTGCTGAATGCCGGCAATCCATACCTCGGGCAGACGTTCACCACGTCAGCGAACCATAGAGCACTCTCACAGTTCACGATATGGGTCAACGATACCTTTGACCCCGGCGAGCAGATCACTTGGTGGATTTACGCGACAAGCGGGGGAACGCCCACGGGAAGTGCCCTCGCGACCGGCACGTTCAGCGCCCCTTATAACAATCCATCCGCCGTCACTGTGACGCCGAGCCCTACATTAGTGCTCTCTCCGAGCACCGTCTACGCGATCGTGCTCAAGGACACCGGCACGAGCCAAAATGCCACGTATATCTATGGGAATACGGGAGCGGGTCTCTCGGGAGGGTCGCTCATCTATTCGAGCAACGGCACATCGTGGACTACCAATTCGGGAGAATCGCTCTACCTCGTCGAATACGAGGTCATCACCGTCGCGGGAGAAGTGCAACCGTCCGACACGACGCAGACGGTCTACTCGGGCGATGCATACGACCTCGCCGACAACTTCTGCGGCTTCGCCCTTGCGAACGCTGCTGCCAATGCGACGGTGGGCGTAAACTTCGGCCCCATCGATGCTGACCAGAGCGCCCTTACTGTGGGCGCCGAATACTACCTGTATGGGTCGGGCGGCGCGATCGGCACAAGCGCCGGAGCAGTCGCCGTGAAGGTAGGCGTCGCCATGTCCTCGACGCAGCTCCTTATTAAGTTCGAAAATCACCCGTAACCATGGCGCCCACGAAACACACCCGTCACCCATCCTCCCCGACCGAGCTTGACCTCGCCCAGCAGATCGCCGAGCTTCGCGGGATCACGATCAAAGGATTCGAGGCGGTCAACAATCACCTCGCCACCCTCAACGGCCGCGTGGGAAAGCACGACGACCTTTTCGGGAAGATACTCGGCGACGAGAAATTCCAAGCGGGAACGCGTCAGGGCTTCAGCGTATCCGCGAAAGTGTTCCTTGCGATCATCACGATCACGATCGGCATCCTCGCCATCATCTTCGGGCCGCACTGATTATCCACACTTGCGGAAATCCGCCAATCACTCACACTGAAAGCAATGCCCAAGAACCTCGGCGCATTGGAACGCCCGAAAGATCCCCGCGATGTCCTCCTCGGGTCAGTTCAAGCGCCGGTCCAGATCCCCGCGACGTTCATTCCAAATGTCCAAGCGTGGCTCGTCCGCAACTATCAGGGCGAAACGCCGTTCTGCGGCGAACACGCCGGCGCGCACTTCAAGGCGATCCTCGACAACGTCGCATCCGGCGCGGTCGAGCGGAAATCTCCGCGCTACGGTGCGATCAAGCTGAAGTCCCCGTCGTCGCCCGTGTACGACGGCATTGCGATCGCCGATGGGACGACCATGACCGCTATTTTCAAATGGCTGGAGAAGGTCGGCGCTGACGACTATGAGCCGCTTGAGAATGACGTGACGCTGCCCCTTGCGACCTATTGCGAAGCCTCCGCCGTTACCCCCGCCATGGATGCCGATGCGGCCGCGTCCCTCATCGGTTCCTACGCATTCGGCGCGACCGACTTCGCATCGATCTGTCAGGCGATCTACCAAAACAAAGCGGTCATTCTTCTCATCAAATGCGATGACGGCTTCTGGGGTACGGCGACGCCGACCTTCACCACTCCGACGTACGGCCACTTCGTCGTCGCCTACGGATACGACGGGGCGGGAATTTATGTCGTGGACTCGGCCGACCCGCAGAACGAATTCGCGTTCAAGCACATCCTCGCGCATTACATAACCCCTACCTTCTTCTTCGAATCGGGCACCGCGATCGATCTTCCCCCGGCGGTGAAACAAGCGCTCACGACGAATACCGCCGTTCCCGCGAGCGTCACGAGCGCCCTTTCAACCGGCCAGCTCTCGCTCGCCGAGCAAATTCTTAACGATATTGAGTCGGCACTCGCCCTGATCAAGCAGGAGCTCTAAAAGGTCGAAGAATCACTTCACCACAATGCTTACGAAACTCGCGGGATACAAGACGTACGCCCTCGGTACGCTTGGAATCCTTTACGCCGTCGGCGGTTTTTTCACCGGGCATCTTGACTCGCAAACCGCCCTCGGCATCGTTTTCGCCGCGCTTACTGCGATGGGAATTCGGAACGGTATCACGACAGAAGTTCAGGCGCTCGCAGCCAAGCTCCCCGATAAGACACTTCCGCCCCAGCAATAGCCGAAATGAGGACCTGAGTGTCCTCTCCTGCTTCGCCGCGGCCAAACCAAGCGCTTTCGACCCGCTTGAAACCGCCGTAGCGGGGCAGGGCAGGGCACTTAAAGTCCTTTGGGATTTGAACTTCCAGCGCTATCAGGAAGCGTTCCTCGGTCTGGGAAGACCCGGCGCGCGCGATGGACATTTCTTGATAGCGCTGGGCGTTTGAAAAAGGAATTCTCCTCGACAGGATTCCCCTGCTAAACGGCACAAGCGCCCAAGCCCTTTCACAACAAGGAGAATTCAATGGACCAGCTCATCGCCCATGCGGGAGCCAGTAAACTCTCGCGCGATCAACTTGTCACCATCCTTCCGCCGGAAGCGACGGACACCTTCAAACCAATCAAACATGCCGATCTCGTGGACGAAGTCCATGAGGCATTGGCCCGGCGCCAGCTCTCCATCGTCCGGGACGAATACGCGGTCTCGGAAGACGGCATGAAGCTTTTCGGCGTCCTTGACCTCACGACCTCGGCGCAGGACTTCCGCTTCTCGATCGGCATCCGGAACGCGAACGACAAGTCCATGCGGTTCGGCATGGTCTCGGGCATCCGGGTATTCGTGTGCGACAACATGGCCTTCAACGGCGAGTTCTTCGCCATTCAGGCCAAGCACACGAAGAAGCTCCTCATCATGGACTCGATCGCCTTGGGTATCGACCGCATCCAGCGGAACTTCAAACCTCTCACCGAACAGGTGGAGCGCTGGAAAGCGGATCAGCTTACGGACGACCGGGCGAAGGCGATCATCTACGACGCTTTCATCGCCGGCAAACTCGAAGCCCCGAAGCACCTTGCGAAGCTCGTGGATCTTGCGTATTTCAAACCGCAGTATCCCGACTTCGAGCCGCGGAACGTGTGGTCGCTCCAAAACGCCTTCACGTCCGCCTTCAAGGTTCTCGAACCGATGCCCCAGTTCCGGGCGACGGCCAATCTCGGCGAGTTCTTCGCCGGGGTGAACTGAGGGCCGCCATGATCCCAGACACCGATCTTCACACGCTGAAATCGCTCTCCCGGGCGGTACGGGGAGGCACCTTGGACGCGCTCCGGCTTGCCGAACGCGCCTATGCGATGGGATCGACCGCATGTCATCTCGCCATGAGGTGCGCCATGCCCGATCCCGACACCCTGAACCTGTCGGCGCTCGAACGGATCGCCTTCACAAAAGCGATGGAGCGCACCGGCAGCGTCGTGGCTGCAGCCCGATTGCTGGGCATCAGCAGGACGAATGCCTACCGGAAAGCAAAGCAGTACGGCATCGCGCAAAAACGCGTGACGTGCCCGAACTGCCACGCGCCGATCACGGGGAGCGCGCCATGCCTCGATCAACCATCGGCCTGACGCGCCATCACCGGAAGCCCCGCTCGCTCGGCGGCACGGCGGAGAAGAACAACATCTCGCGACTGCCTCCGAAGAAGCACGACGCTTGGCATATTTTGTTCCGCGACTGGCCACCCGAGCGGATAGCCGAAGAAATCAACGCAACGTATCTCGATCCCGACTATCGGTTCATCGCTGTTCGTCGGGAGTGAAAGGAGACACCATGGTCGTCGGGACTACCGTCATTTGCGATTTCTGCTTTGAACGCTGCCTGCCCGATGACTTCACGATCGTTCATCTCGAAAAGGCCGGACAGCCGTTTGAATTCACCTTCCACAACACGCTCGAAAAACCGTGTTTGAAATCCAAAATCGAGGAACTTCGGCAAAAGTTCCCGATCCCAATCTTTTCAGATCCCTCCGCCTCCGAGTAATTTCGGAGGCTTTTTCTACCTTGGGGGAACCGAATTAGATACTTTTATTTGCCTGATTACACCCCCTACAATCCCGAGTAATCGGAGTTTATTGTTGGGAATTAAACTTCTTCCGGAAGATATTAGAGCAACGTATCAAATTGAAGAGCGCCACCACGCGTGCGCGATTCTCAAGCTCGATTTTCCCAACGAATGGGATGATCTCATCGCGGTATTGCGCGACTTCACCCTCAAGAAGAGCGCAGTGCAGGCGAAGGGAGGACGCAAATCTCCGATCGCCGAATCGATCGACGGGCTCTTTGCCGGACGCAAATGGGTGGAAAAGAATTTCGAGATCAACGTCACTGCCGACGGTGTTTCGACCCTCGCGCCAACGCATTTGGTGGACTACTACAAGAACCGGATCGCCATCGAGACCGAATGGAATAATAAGGACCCCTTTTTCGATCGCGATCTAACGACGTTCCGTTTGCTCTTCGACTTGAACGTCCTGAGCGTCGGGATCATCATCACGCGGGCAGATGAACTGCAGCAGATTTTCAAAGACGTGGGCAAGAAGACCGCTGCGGGCGCGTCCACGACTCACATGTCGAAGCTGATTCCCAAGATGGCGAACCGCGCTGGCGGCGGGTGCCCTGTCCTCGGGTTCGGAATCACCATAAAGAAGTTCGACCCGAACGCCTAAACCTCGAAGAGCAGCCTCTCACCCTCGGGCAGTCTTCCACTTTGCGAATGATTCGCGTACGTGTTCCACGAGGGCGTGTACGATTCGTCTGCTTGATTGCCCCATGTTGTCCAACCCTTACGCTCACCGCGAGCGAAGAGTTCGAGGAATGGACCCCTGCTGCACGACTCGATGATCTTGTACTGTTCATCCGGCTTCCGAGAGTGTTCCCGCTTCCGGCTCGACAAATAGTTCACTTGTCGGCGCCCCGGCGCGAGCGTACGCGCGTTCTCCCCGCGGACGCCAAAGAGAATCAACTCAGTAACATTGCGGAAATAAAATCCCACGCCGCGCCCGTCCGAACCGCCGTCTTTGCGGATCTTGTGCCACACGAGATTGCTTTTGTATTTGAATCCCCACGCCTGCAACACCGCGATTCCCTCTGGCAACAGGGCATTCGGGCACCAGAGGTAGAGGTGAGCCGTAGGGGCCGCGATCGAGGAGACCGGTAGCTTGATGATGTCGTCAAGCTTCAATGTCCCGTAACGCGAGAGGCGCTTATGCTCGGGAGCGACCTTGCCGGTGCGGTTCTGGAATTGCCACGGCGGATCGCAGAGGATCGTACCGAATTTTCGTTTACCAACGAACCCCAGCAGATCTTCAGCGGGGGAATGGGTCGTGTCGCTTGCCCGGCACGTCTTCATAGCCCTCATGTTTGCATTTTCTTCGTCCCCCTGCAATTGGCAGACTGTGGACAACAGGGCTTGAATTCCCAATCTGGCATGCCATGCTTAAAGCGTCCCCAAACCATCCGCCGCCCTTCAATGTGGCGGCAGCGCGAATCAGCGCGGGCCGTGAGTGAGAGTACCGGCCGCATTATGAAACCCCGAGTATGGATTCCCCTTCTTTTAGCCATTTTTGCCCCGTTTTCTCTTCCAGCCGCGTCCTATAGCGTCCAGCCCGCTTTTGCATCATCGACCTCTCCTGTGGTCATTTTTCAGCCCGAAATAGGCATCCTTGAGGAAGCGCAGCAGCTTTTCGCCAAATACGGCCCCCGACCGCCGTATAACGGCCCCGTCTTCGCGAAAAATGAGCCCCTAAGCCCTGAGGAGGCGTCGGACACCCTTCCTTTCATCCTCGCCTGCGAAAGCGGCGGCAGGGACGTTTCCGAGCTCGATAGCAATCACAAGATGAGCCGCGGCACGGCGCAGTTCCAAGACGCCACATGGGCCGAGCGGCAGGCGCAATCGGCCATTCAGGGGACTGCGACCGAAGCCATCCCCGCCGTCCTCATGTCCCTATGGTCTTTGGAACACGGCTATATTTCCCAATGGTCCTGCGCGGCGCTCGAAAAGATCATCGGCGCGTAACGAAACGCCCCAACCCCCGTAGCACTTGATAGGCGGGTTTATGGGGACCTCGCCCAAAAGGTTCACAGGTCGGAATGGTCGAAACATTCTATGACCTTCCATTTTCAGAAAAGCTAAAAGAAATATCTTTTGCGCCGCCGATTTCTTCCGGTGTATTCCCGGGACGGCGGCTTTTTCTTTTTCATTAGTAACCACAATGGTTCGTATTTCCTTCGCGCGAAACCGAATCCATAGTACTTTTCCAAGTACCATGTTCAACTCCACGGAACTTAATAACATTCGCCGAACCCTTGAATACGACAAACAGGACCTTCGCCGCTTTGAAAACGATCCCCACACACCCATAGAATCAATTGCCACGGTAAAGGGGATTATCAAAGCAAAAGAGGCCAAACTCGCCTTCTTTAGCGATCTACCAGTTTTCCCCAGCCTCCCCCTTGCGCGATCCTGAAGGTTTGCTTCAATGAAGGTGTTCCCGGAAGGGAGCGACCGAGCGCAACGCATCCGACGAACCTTTTGACGGGTGCGCGTGAGGACGAAAGTTCTCCCACGGCTTACAAGCCGTAAACGCGCCTCGGTCAAAGGGTTTTTAGTTTCACCTGAGAGTGAAGTCGCGCCGGGCAATCCGGGCGACGAGCAGGGCAACGCTTCTACGACTTTGCGACCCTGTAATGCGGAATGGGATTCGTTCATTGAAAGATGTGATGATGCAGCAGAGCGCGCGCTGACACCGGTTGCATGCAAAGGGGGCGCGGCGGAAAGCGAACTGCTTGTCTACCCAAGAGGGATACCTACCGCAAAAAGGCCCGGCCCGCGAACGTTAAACTCGACAATGCGGATCGAGTAGCGGGAACTTTTGGACAGGGTTGCTAAGCTGAAGCGAGACTGACGAATGGCATCGTCTGCTGGTGACAATGAGAAAGGCGCCGTTCGACGGAGCGGCGAGCAAGTACCAAACAAACCCAGCCATCACATTTTTCAACGAGCGAATCACTGGGTAGTTTGGTAGAGCCACCGCAAACGGAAACGCCGTCAAGAACGGCCTCTGAATGACGCAGGAAATGTCCTCCGGCTTCGAGGGCAGAGAAGGGCGATCGGTTTCCCCGTCCAGCTTCGATCCCTGCGATCCAACACGAAACGGCAAATCGGCGACGAGACATAGCGAAGGGTGGAACACAAAAGAGCCGCGATCGTTCGTTCTTTGAATGCTGAAGGAAAGCATGGCAAGCGACGTTGGAAACCGCCGGAAGCAGCCATGTGGCTTCCAGCCCTTCAGCACTCAGAGAGCGAATCGCCGATTTTCAAAACAGACTTCTCGTCTGTAAAAAGTCGGATGGCAAATCAGCGGGAAATCTTAATTAGCCGCCCTTCTTTTCGGGTCTAGGCCATTCTTGGGTAGGCTGAACGCGTGAAGGAGCGGGGGCGCTATCGCCGATGCCTTCGTCAATCTTCCGAACAGGTCGTGGCGATGGTTGCGTCGGATTTAGGGGTTGTGTTGGATTTGGTTTTTTGTCCTCAGGCATTTATTTCCTCATGTTCTGGCGGAAACCAGCAATTGTTGATGTTGATTTCTTCATTTACGCGTGCTTCAAGTCTGCGAATTTTATTTGTATTAGGATCAGCCCCTTTTCTCTCGAGCTCTTTGAATTTGGAACGACAGTGCTCGAAAGCGGAATTTGTCTTTTGTGTGAGATCGCGTGCGACAGTCACATCCTCAATTAGACACTTTAGATCCATGTAAAGATCACAGTAGTGTGTGTGTAATTCTGCATAAAGCCGGACCCGGCTTTCTAATCGAAGGATCGGTTTCAGGAGCGCCAGAGCTGCCGCTGCTATGGTGAGATAGAACCATCCTTGTTGTGCGATCGGGCGCGGAGAATGTTTCCAGAAGGCGAACGGAGAACTGCCACCGGTTATTGCAATCGCAATGTCGTATGCCAGAGCTATTCGAGTCCAACACTTGAGCGATTCCGCATAGTAGAGAACATTTAGGCGGGCGGTTCTGTACCAGTTATATGTCTGGATCATCCGCTCGTATTTGTTTTGCACCGCCGCGGCCGCCATAGATATTCACATTTTACTCTCAGGGAACCCACGTCGCCTTCACCGCCTCATTCAGCGCATCCTGCCGCTGGGCGATCCAGTGCGAATACGATCGCTCGACGATCCGAGGAGTATTTCCCAAAATCGCCGCGACTTCGCTCACGGAGATTCCCTTTGAAAGCAGCTCGACGGCGAGCGTATGCCGGAACCGGTGCGCTGTAATTTTTATCTTTGCGATCTTCGAGAGCCGCAGGAGCGTCCTCTGCCAATCGGAAACCGCCGACTTCGGCTTCCCTTCTCCGGACCAGAAAAAATACTCGCCTTGCGGCTTCATCTCCTCGATCGCATTTTCGATCTCCGGGTGCACCGGAATCATGACCCTCTTTCCGTTTTTCGCGGTCCGGAGCGTGATGTGTCCGTCTTTTAATTTCGCCCGGTCGAGCTGCACCACGTCGCCGATGCGCAGGCCGCTCCACCGGAGGACGGAAATGAAGGCACGGAGCCGCAGCCGATTCCCTTCCCCGTAGATCCCCCACGCGGGGAATTTCGCGATCGCTTTCTCGATCTTTGCGAGCTCATCCGGCTCGTAGGGCTTGCGCTCGATCTCGACTTCTTTCGGCAGTTTGAGGGCTTTCGCCGGGTTCTTTTCCATCCATTCCCGATCAATCGCAAACCGGAAGAAGGAACGGAGCCGGGCGATTTTCATCCGCACGGTGATATTCGCGCCCTTGAATGTCTCCCTGAATTTCGCGACATCATCGACGGACAAGGTATGCACGGCGCGATCGCCGAAAAATGCGACCATGTCGCGCTTCAAAAGCCGGTATTTCCCTATCGTCGCTTCTGCCGCCTTATTCGCCTCGAACTGCCCGATGAAGCGGTCAAAGGCGTCCTCGATCGAGACCACGCTCCGCATCCCGCGCACTTCCCAATCCCTCACGAGCTTCTGCGCGGCTTCCCAATTCGTGAGGTCGAGCGACTTGCGGATAGCTTCGCCGTGCAACGTGCCCTGCGCCCATATCGGGCATGAACACTTCGCCTTCCGCGACTTCAATTTGCATTTCGCGCGATGACGGCGGTACAGGGTAAGCATGGCGTCCTCCCGAGTACGTATCGAGGACGCCATTGTAAACATCTTTCTAATCTATTGTAAACACATAACTTAGGTTGGTGGCGGCGGGTAGGATCGAACTACCGACCTTGGGGTTATGAATCCCACGCTCTAACCATCTGAGCTACGCCGCCATGGGGGTGGAGGGCCGCTGGAAGAGGCTTCCGGGACCGGCCTTTTTCATCATATACGAGCTCCAGGCGCAGGTTGCGGGTTGCAGGGGCTCCGGCGACGGTAGACATTCAGAAGTCGCAGCAAATGCTT